AAATATGAACAACGAAGATAGAAACCGAATAGCTAAACAACATTGCAATAAACTAATAGCAGAATTTATGGGTGCTGTGGGTACACCTAAATACAATCCTACTGAGTGGGATGTGTACATCACAGGGTGCTTAGACGTTGATTCAGATGATGAAAACGCACAACACTTTTATACACCTGATGAAATGAAATACGACACATCATGGGATTGGTTGATGCCTGTACTTAAGAAGATTACTATCGGAAAACTAAACCCAAGCAACTATCGTAAATGGAGAATGATTAACACACCTACAGAGTACAACATAGAGGAGGTGTACAAAGCAGTAGTACGATTTATTAAAAAATATAACGATGGAAAACAATAAACTAATAGCAGAATTTATGGGGCTTGAAGTCTTGTATAGACCAAACTCAAATGGGTTTATAGAAATATCAGATACAGAACTTTGTGATGTTGATGACTTGATATACCACAGATCATGGGATTGGCTGATGCCTGTAGTACAGAAGTGCTTTGAAGTTGCTGAGCATGAAGATGACTTTTTCGCAATAAGCGGTAATCTACCCTACATGGATAGCACATACAAAGCAGTAGTAGAATTTATTAAACAATACAACGATGAGCAATAAACTATGGAGAATAATCGATAGGCACAACGATACTATCAAAACACAAGGTAAACTAATTACACAACTGCGTGCAGAAAACGAACAGCTAACAATAGAAATCAATAAACTTAAAAACACAGATGAGCAAGAAACGTAAAACACAAATCGGATATGAGTCATTCCCATTCGATGAGTTCGCTGACATGCTAACGATCAACCCAAGCGAATCACAGAAGCTGTTGCGTAAACTAGCAACGGAAAGTAAAACGAAAGTAAAACACAATAATGGATAAGAGAGAGGTGTTATTTGAATTAGGTTGTGGTATTGAAGCTACATTGGTTTACTATGTAGTCGATTACCCTGAAGGTTTAAGTATAGATGTAGATTATGTGTACTATGGGTACGGCAAGAACAAGCACGAGATGACTTTCTTACTAGACGATAAGCAATTCTATGACTACATGCAGGAGTTGGCCAATGAAGACTTTGAAGAACCTACATACGATGAATAAATTCACATGAAAAGACTAATAGGAGTTAAAGAGTTACGCACTCTGTTAGAATCAAATAAATCTCTCTATGAGATCATGGATGACCTGAACACTAGGGCTAGGGTGTACGCTATTGAAGAGAGTATCCAAATTCTACACGGTCATTCAGGTAAGGCTGAAAAACAACGAGCTGAGTACATTAATAAGCAATCAGCTGCAAACCCACCTAGGTATGGGACCAAACACACATATTAATTCCTTGAAAATTATTAACAACGGTTGCAATTAAAGTTTGTAACACATATATTTGTCAACGCTATGGGAAAAATGAAGGAAGTATTTATCAAGGATATTGAAGATTTTGGGGAGCATCGTGATCACATTGACGATCAGTACCAATACAAGCAGTATCTACAAAAAAAAGCTATGAAAGAATTTAAAAACACACTAAAAACACTATCGTTAGTAACGTTTATGTTACTCACTACGATATCGTATGGACAGCATATTGTCGACACTTTTTCTTTAGAATACATTCCTTGGGGGTGTGGATCACAAATTGTTTCTAATGAAAACCCACGACAAGATTGGTGGACATTCGAGCAACCTGCACCACCTACTAAATGGATTGTAACACAAAATAACGTGACATTAAACGTCAAAGAGATGTCGTTTTACAACAACCTACCATATATGTGTATAGATGTTACAGAATACGGTGAGTACAGTTTTCAAATAAAAAATTCTCTTACTGATGAAACTCTAGGTGAAGGATTGTTTTACATAACAAGACCATGATAGTAGAAGAAGTAACAAAAATCACTGGTGCTACTGGTGACGAAGCATTACGCTTAGCTATAGCATACTTAGCAAAGCACAAGGACATGAGCTATACAGCCATATCCGAGGCTGTTAATGTGCATAAAGATCCTTTGTTTATGCATTGGATTATGACAGATAGAGCTATGGATCACAGACCAGCATTTAGAAAACAATATCAACTATTAATTCAAACCCTTTAAATTTAAAACTATGGGATCATTAATCAAAGGTTCAATTAATTTGAACAAACTGCCGAAAGAAAAACTTATCAAAGGCAAAAACGGAACGTACTATGACTTCACTATTTCAGTGAACGATGAGACGGGAGATTATGGTGACAACTGCAGCATGTTTGATTCACAAACAAAAGAAGAGCGTGAGGCAAAGACACCTAAAAATTATGTAGGTAATGCAAAAGTTATCTGGACTGATGGAACTATCACTACTGCTGAAAGGCGAGAAGAGGTAGAGACAGAAGCAGAAACTTCTGACTTACCATTTTAATTAATGCGGCCTTGTGCCGCACACCTCCTGCTACCCACTGGGATGGGCTCGTGTTTAATTGGTTTTCCGAGAGTGTAGGTTCGAATCCTACGCAGGAGTCTAATTTTTAATTTAATAAAATATATCATGGTAGATAAACTAAGCCTTATTCAAGGCAACCTCAAAGCTCCGAAAGGGCAAATGAACAAGTTCGGTGGATACAAATACAGATCTGCTGAAGACATTTTAGAATCGGTAAAACCTTTACTATCAGAACATGGTCTGATCCTAACATTGTCAGACGAAATGGTAATGGTTGGTGACAGAGTTTACGTCAAGGCTACAGCTAGGCTTACTGACGGTCAGTCTGAGGTTCAAACAACAGCATTCGCTAGAGAAGAGGAAAGTAAAAAAGGTATGGACGGTAGCCAGGTAACGGGAGCGTCGTCTAGTTATGCAAGAAAGTATGCACTTAACGGACTGTTTTGTATTGATGATACAAAAGACAGTGACGCTACAAACACAGGCGCTGGTACTCCAGCTAAAAAGAAAGCTCCTGCAAAGAGTATTTACGAAAAGAGCTTAGCTCACATAAACAATTCTAAAGACAAGGCGTCTGCAGTAAAGCTTATACTAGGTAAGTATGAATCTGAGCTTACAAAAGATCAAGTTAAAAAGTTAAAGGCGTTAGGAAATCTTGCTGAAGTAGTTAAGTAATGGATCTAGCACTTAAGTTATCAGAAAAATATGGGAAGGGATACCTCTCTTACTCGTCGATAAAATACGCATTAAAAGACATGCAGTTGTTTGAGATGAAGATGAGGGACCAGCTCAAAATAGAAAGTCCAGCCCTTGCTTTTGGTAAGCTATACGACTGTCTGCTCCTCACTCCTGAGTCGTTTAGCGATCAGTTCGTGGTCGCAGACGATACAGCTATCTGTTTAGAGATAGGTGGTAAAGCTCCACAGAGGACCAAAGCTTACTCAGAATGGAAAGATTCTTTAGCCGAGCCAGGAAAACAAATAGTTTCTGTTGAAGACAAGGTGAAGGCTGAGGAAATGATACAGAGGTTACAAGAAACTGGAGTCCACGAAATATCACTACAGGGCAATGCTCAATATGAGTTCAACGACTTTATTGGGGACGTCCCTGTACGTGGATTCCTAGACATCTTAAATGATGAATACATAGCTGACTCAAAAACCACACAAAAGTTAGATAAGTTTAAGTGGGCTGTGCGAGACTTTGGTTACGATATACAGGCATATATCTATACAGAAGTTTTAGGGATAAAAGATTTTAGGTGGGTAGCACAAGAGAAAGCATACCCATATGCAGTAGGATTATACTTTGCTTCGGATCAAACGCTAGAGTATGGGAAGCAGAAGTTTGATACTGCTGTAGCTAGGATACGTGAACACTTAGATAGTGGAGTTAAAGCAACGACATACTACGAAACATCATACATATGAGCACGGAAAGTAAAATTAAGTCAAAGCTTAAAAGCCTACATGATTTATTGATACAAAAAAATAGAAACTATGGAGACAGCGCTTTAATACCTGCCAATATATTTTCTAAACTTACATCTGTGGAGGCGATAAAAATACGCATTGATGATAAACTTAAAAGAATAGAGAATAAAGGTATCAATGATGACACAGAAGATTCTGTTATGGATCTCGCTGGTTATTTAGTACTGCTAATGATAGCAAGAGATAATGAGAAAGTTAAGTAAAATACGCAAGCCAAAACATAAAGGATATTCTTTTGAAACTGTTGAGCAATTGAAAAAAGAGTATGTGGATCTAGTTTTTCCTGCAGATATGCAAAAAGATATAGCTACACGTAAGCATGAGTCTGTGTTTTTGCGTTATGCTTTTATCAATGCTTTTAAAACATACTGTCACCACAATGTGCTGGCGCAGACATGGGATATGGCTAGAACAACAATGTATCATGTGTTTGATAAGCATGAAGACAATCTAAAGGCACATCCTTTATACAGGGTGTGTTACCAAACAGCATTAGGTCTCAAAGAAAAGAACGACTCTCAAAATGCTGACGATATATCGTGATCTATACAGCAAAGACTCTCCTAACTATATTTCTTTAGAGCAATGCTTAGAAAGAGTAAAGTCTGGTAAGCAAAAAGATGCTATAGAAAAAATAAGAGGGGGAGACAAATCTTTAAAGTCAAAGCTGCCTGTTGTTTTATTTAGTGGGAAGTTCAATGAACGCAAGGACTCTTCGCTGATAAAACACAGTGGCTACATTGTCCTGGACTTCGATCACATTGATGTAGACAACAGCAAAGCTGTGCTTGCTCTAGATCCTTTTGTCAAAGCCTGCTGGGTTAGCCCTTCTGGTGACGGGTTAAAAGCTGTTGTAAAGGTTACAAACTCAGAGAATCATAGAGATCATTTCAGAGCTCTTGTAGAATACTTTGATAACAAGTATAATCTAGAGGTTGATAGCACAGGTATCAATGAAAGTAGGGCATGCTTTGAAAGCTATGATCCTGACGCTGTTATCAAGATAGAGTCAGAGCCTTTTGGGAAGATGCTTTTTGAAGATATCCCTAAGACTCAAGTAGCTGAGGTAAAGGAAATATCTACAGACTACACTAAGCTACACCTTGCAGCTAGGATGATACGCAACGCTCCTGACGGAGAAAAGCACAACGTACTTCTGAAAGCTTCTATACTTATGGGTGGGTACATATCTGTGGGTAGGGTAGATGAGCTTGAAGCATATCGTGTTTTAGAGCGTGAGATAGAGCTCCGTGAAGTTGACGATATGTACGTCGCTAGGAATACTATTCGTGACGGTATAGAGCGTGGCAAGATGGCGCCTATACATGAAACGATAGAGGCAGAAGAGGAAGCGCAAAGAGAGTTACTACTATCAGACGGCGACATGTCGTTTATGAGTTCCGATGTAGAAGATCTAGACTGGATTATTAGATACAAAAACGGAGAAATAGAGAAGGGGTGTGGTACAGGCAATGTCCTGTTTGATAAAAACTTTATCTACAAAAAAGAGTTTGTTATGATCTCAGGTCATAGCTCTGTAGGTAAAACTACCTTTATGCTGTACATGATGGTTACTATAGCAGTAAACCATAGTTGGGTATGGGTTATTTATTCCTCTGAAAACAAAACTGCTAACGTCAAGATCAAACTTATGCAGTTTGCTTGTGGCAAGTCTCTAGACGAAATGACTGAGGGGGAGGTAAGGTACATGATGAAGTGGGTGTCAAAGCATTTTATCCTTATAGACAATACTAAAATGCTTAGCTACGCAGACCTACTTGTTTATACTGAAAAGATAACTAGGCACAGGAAGATAGATGGATTACTAATAGATCCATACAATTCGCTCAAGGTTGCTCTTACATCGAACAAGTCAGGATCTGCCTTCGAGTACCACTACGAAGCCGCTGGTGCGTTCCTTACATTTTGTAATAGGTTAGACATAGCTGTATGGGTAAATGCACACTCAATTACATCAGCTCAAAGGCAAAAAGGTGACGACGGTCAACCTGTTGCACCTCTAGCCCCTGACACAGAGTACGGTGGTATGTGGGTTAATAGAGCCGACTGCTTCTTAACAATACACAGAAAGATACATCATCCAGACGTAGAAAAGCGTAGTAGGACAGAGTTTCATGTACGTAAAGTCAGGGAGCAAGAAACTGGTGGAGAGCCAACAGCAATAGACGATCCATTCTACTTTGACTTCAATGCAAATCACGCAGGATTTACTATGACAGGCCCCTTCTCATCACTCTATCAACATATTAACATAGAAGATGTTGATAAACAGCTAGAGTTTGAACACTTTTAACATTTATTTGTTTATATATTCCCATACGTGGGAAAGAAAGTAAAGAATAGATCTAAGGCTAAAGGCCATAGAAGAGCAGGGAACAAACTTAAAAGCGCTCTTGAGGCATACTGTTATGACAGACTCAAGGATGCTAAACTAAAGTTTGGATATGAAACAGATGTCTTTTATTTAATGGATGGTTTTAGATACAACGGTATCTACCATAAGATGACAAAGGGTAGGGATGTTATGAGAGATAACACTCAGAAGGCAATACAAGGAATTAAGTACACTCCTGATTTTGTTTCCCACGATCACAAGTTTATCATCGAAACAAAAGGGTACGTGCATGGACAGCACACCTTTCCGTTACGGTGGAAACTTTTTCTTAGGTATCTAATTGATAATCAGATGGATGACTACATGTTGTTTATCCCTAAGAATAGAAAACAAGTGGACGCAACAATCAAAATTATTCAGGATGAACTCAAAGGAACTAAGTAGATTGTACTTCGTCACCTGCGATGAGATACAATCGATAACGACACAGCTGTACGAAGATCTACACAAAGACAATGGAGAGCCAATAAACAACTGGGAAACCGTTATAGATCTAGCGCTAGACTACAGAAAGGGAGTGCTAGCAGAAATAGAGGGTATACGAACAGCATGTGAGGAATACAACGAAAATAAAGTAAAGCTGTAGGATGTCAGCTCGAAAGCCTTTCGATAAAAAGTTATATGAAAAGTATGACAAGCTAGCCAGAGTGGCTACAAAAGCTCACCTTAAAAAGAAAGGATTTACTGCTGTAGATCATCACGATAAGTACGCACAGGATCTTATAGCTTCTAAAACAGATGAGTGGGGAGTTAACTATAGCGATCCCTTTTGTGTAGAGTGCGAAGTAAAAATAGTGTGGTCTGGCGCAAACTTCCCTTACGATACAGTACAATTACCGCAACGCAAAAAAAAGTTTTTTAAAGAGCTTACTTTGTTTTACATTTGGAACAAACAATTAACGCATGCCGTTATGTTCTGGAGTCAAAAGGTAAAGCACCTAAAACCTGTAGAAGTAAAAAACAAATACGTAGGAAGGGGTGAGTACTTCTATCAAATACCTTTAGATCTTACGACAATTATAAAAAGATAATGTACGTAACCACATCTACAATAAGTCACGAATGTATTATAGAACCACACTATGATTCTACATACACTTTACACTTTACTTTTTAGCCTTTTCAATCGTACGTCCAGCAAAGTAAGCTCCGAAGGCAGTAAGCATGAGGATTTGAAGTAGGTCTACGTAAGAGTCCTTTACGTTAAAAGGCACGTTATCCATGCTGTCAATAAACATTGTCACCATAAACATGCTCATCAAAGCAATCAATGTTACAGGGCGGATAAGCTTTGCTAGCTTTACATCGCTACCCATATCAGCTTTCCAACGCTCCGTTACATTTTCTTGAAACCTTACCTCAGCATCGATCTGAGCTTGAGCATCTACAGAGTCTACCTCTGGATCTTTATCGATAAGATTTTTTACTACACCCAATCCACCGCTATCTGGTAGCAAGTCTCCTACTACATCCAAAACCTGTGGGGCTTTGCTAGCAAGCCAGCTGCCTAGTTTTGTCTCTTTTATCTTTTTCATAGTACTATATTTTCTTTCACCTCTTTGTAGCACGTATCTCCATCATTGTCTTTGTATGCTTCGAGGATTCTGTTTCTATTGTCTTTGTCTTTTAACGATATGTGTATCCACGAGAAGTCAAACTCGTTAATCATCTGATCAAACTCAACTCCGTTTTGTACAATGTAATCGTATATAACTTGGTTTTTCATAACGCCTTTGTCCCAGAACTGGATGTCTACAGCTTGGCCTTTGCAGTGCTGCGACTTTGTACTACCTCCGATAGAGCGATTTAATTTAGGTGATCTGTATCCGCTAGTTACACGGATAGGACCTAACTGATCACGCATAGGCTGTAGTATCTCTGTTACAATACGTTGTAGATTTTTCTTATGAGCTTCTGTAGGCTCATTTTTTATACCCTTTCTTTTTGCTGTACTACTGCGTGTAAGCTCAGAAAGAGTAAAGTTTTTGCTTAGTCTCATTCTACTGTGTTTATATCCAACTCTATCAGCACGTTGTTAAACGTTGCTTCAGAGTTTAAAGCGATGTAATATAGTAAGAAATTGTTATACCTTTTGAAGTCATCAGGATTCATCTCACCTTCCTTACCTCTGATAACAGCCGCTATTTCTTTTGGGGAGCGTCTAGATATTCTGCGCACCTCTGCAGAATATTTCTTGTACTCTTGAGGGAACATCATCTCCGTTACCTTGTCTCCTACAGCTCCCTTTAACGCTGACTTAAATTTAGCCTGGCTTAACCCTCTAGCTAAAGTCACTGGATCTTCTTCAGCTTGCTTCTGTAGTATGCTAAGCAACCTTCCTGGTCCTGCACTTTCTGCACCCTCAATGGTAGCTTTGATTTCAGGATCGTTACCTATCGCAATCAATATGGTTTCAAATGCTGCAAGCTGTTCTTCTGAAGAAAGCGCCCTGTCTTTTGGCATATCATCTAATGCTTTAGCTACGTAGTCAAGCTCCTTAACTCCTACACCTGCCAGGTTAGCAAAAGATAAAAGCGTTCTTAATGTGTTACTCAACATAAAGTCTGCTCGATCTTCTGGTCTAATAAACCTTTCACGCCCTGATCCTGTGGTATATGAAGTACCACCGTTAAGTGTGGGCTCAAGCATCTTTTCTAAGTCCATTGCAAACTTACCACCAGGTCCAAGCACACTAAGCGCTGTTAGTATAGCGTTTTGTACTGGCCCTTTTTTGTCTGTTACTCCTGATCCGTAAGTTGTTACAGCATCACCGTATTGTTTAAACAATTCAAAAGCATCTTTATCTTCAAGCCCTGGAGCATCATAGTCCGAAGCGTTAAAGAATAAGTAGTAGTTAAAAAAGTCTTTTACTTTGTTATCAATAGCAGGTGTAGACGGAAGTGGAATTGCGTCTAATACTGTTTGTACAGCAGACTCCCTTATTGTTTTAGTATCTGTAAGTATTTCATCTAAGTTCGATTCATCGTCGTCATCTCCGAAGCCTTTAACAAACTCAGATATTAGTGCGGTCATAACTCTTGAAATGTAAGCAAACACAAACAAAGAAGCTGTTGTTCCTGCTAATCCTCTCAACCCATCTTTTCTAGCTTGAGCATTAGAAGGATCAATAATACGACCAACATCACCAGTAATCGATCTCTTTGTATTGATAGCAAAGCTTTGGAATGGGAGCATAGTCTGCACTAAAAATCTTACAAACGCACTTTTATTTTTATAAACATTCGCAGCAAGTCTAGAGCTAGAGACGTTTTGGTCTTTGCTAACTATGTTTTCTGCATAAGCTATAGCCTCCATGTTTGGATTAGCAGCCTCTTGCTCCCAATTGATTTCTGAGATATCATTAACTACACCCTCAGATAATAAGAAGTCTGCATAGAAAGCATAGAAAGAACTTATAGCAGCTACTTTGTCTGTCGTTGTTAGCGTCCACATAGACTTGTCTTGCAGCCAGTCACGAGTTTTATCAAGTCGACTCTTATCAAATTCTACCCTACCTGTAAACGGATCTATGTTACCAGCCTTGTAGTCTCTTAAGAATAAAGTGGTGTGACGCAATAGCTCATATCTTCCGTCGTTAATTTTTACTTTAGGATCGCTAAGAACTTTGAGTTTCCCATCTCTATCCTTACCTACAAAAGTCAGAGCCAGCATCTCCCCAAAAGTTCTTATAAGGTATGCTTTACCTTGTAGTGTTTTAGTGTTTGCAAAAGCAGATAGCATAACAGTAGACTGTTTAAAGAACTGTACAAACACACCACCAAAAGCATTTATTACAGCAGCAACCCTAAACATCTCAAATGGGTTACGTATCGTCTTTCCTGCTACCTTTATATTTTTTTGGAATATAAACGGAACTTCTGTAGCGTCAGCAACAAGGTAGTTGTCTATCATCTCTGACAGCTTAGCCTTTATGCTTTTAGGCATAAGGCCTTGCATAGCTTCAGTTTGGAAAGCATACTTCATAGCAAGAACATCCTCAAGCGACATCATAATAAACGAGTTCTGCCTTAGCGTTGATTCGTTTATCTTCAAGAAGTTTAGTCCTAAAATAGAATCACCACCGACAGCTCTTGCTTCCCTTTCAAATGTAGCGCCAGGAGTCTTTGTGTAATTGCTGTTGCCTGCACTACTCAGAGCACTTATCAGTTGTCTACGTATCTCCATAACAGAATCTAACTGATCATCAAAGCCTTTTTTCCTAACCTTAAACGGCGTGTAGTTTTCTAATACCTCTAAAGTTTTTCCTAGATATCTTTCTGTAAAGTTTTCAAAATCTGGGCGCATAGACTCATGCATCTGAGATAAAAACTCTACGATTTCTACGATGTCTGTTCTTTCGTTTCTAACTTTATCTAACAGCTCTTGCAGGTTATTAGTCTGCCCAAACAAATATTCACGGGCGTCTTTAAACTCTTGTATAGTTTCTGGATCGTATATATCTGACTGCTCTACCTCGTACTCTTGAATCGTAGAGTCCATAGCGTCACGTAGATTCATAAACCACTCTGCTTCAGATAGAGCCTCTGGCTTTTGATTAGCCATAGAAAATATCTGTGCTATAGCATTGGATAGATCTGATGTTATTTCCCCACCTTTTTCTGTTATTTCATCGATCTTGTTTTGTAGGGCAGTGACTCTTTCCATATGAGCCTGCTCATGAAGGTTTACGCTAGACATAACATCTTGGAAGCCTATAGCTACTAATATCTTAGCTACGTCAACGTTACTTACTTTAAATACGTTACGTATAAATGAAGGAACGTTATCGGCAAAGCTTCCGTAAGATTTGTTTTTAGATCTAACACCTTTTGCTACAAGAGCTTTGATATCACTAGCTAAAGATATCTTACCCCTTACTATAGACGCTAAGTATCCAAGACCTACAGTAGAAGAGTTTACTAAGTAGTCATTGATCTTGTACTCCAAAGCAGCTAGATGTCTCATATCGAGCTGCATAAGTCTAGCCTTAAGTTCTGGCACAGAAACGTTTTCTATACTAAACAAACCTAGTATTGTTCTAAACGACTTGTCCCGCAGCAACTCCTCAAGGTTAGCTATAACTCTTGGTATGATGGCGTCAGATAAAATAAGTTCTTTTTTATCTTCTGCTAACTCAGCGCTATCCTTAGCTAACTCATCAAGTATAATCTCTAGATCTTCCACGTTGTTTACATCAAGGCCTAGCTTCTTTGCTGTATCCTCAATCTTCTTACGTGTAGGGCTTAGTCTACTTCTCTGATATTTCTCCAGTAGAGCTGTATATTCTTCTGCAAACGTCGTTGACTTCCCAGCTTTTTTTGCTGCTTCAACAGCTTTTGTTGCCCTAGCTCTAAAGTTTGCATCCCTCTCTGTTTCTTCTATAGCTTTAAAGTTTGTAGCTATAGCCATCAGAGATTTTACTTCTTTAAGGTTAGACTCTGTTACAACAAGATTACCCTCTTCGTCTTTGCTAAACCTAGCCCTCTTCATACTGTTGTTGATGTCGTTAACAAAGTCAGAGAACGACTGCATCTGATCAACAGGTATAAGCGAAGCATCTATTCCAGCTACAATTCTTGCAAGAGATCTGTATGCCCCAAAATCTTTTTGTCTAGACTTTCTAAGCAAAGTCTTTTGCAACTTACGCATACTCTTAACAAGGTTAAGGTGATCGTCCATCGCTTTCCTTGCATCTTGCTTATCGAATATAGTAGCTAGTTTATCGAGGAATGAGTCTATAATATCGAGATCGCTTTCCGATAGTTTTTTAGCTGAAGTTCGTGCCATCTGCCCAGCTATAGCGAAGAAGCTCTTTAGCTGTGTAGCACTAAACTTGTTAGACGTCTTCCTATCTTTCATACGCTCTTTGATAAGAGCTTGCGCTTTCTTAAAAAATTCTTGCAAACTCTTAGACTTGTCCTTAAGTTCTTGCAATTTCTTACGTAGATTTTTAGCCTCTGTAGATAGTTTACCTTGTCTACGTTTAGCCTGTGCAGCTATCTTAGCTGATTCTTTTCTAGCAGCTCTTCTCCCCCTAGCAAACTGAACAGCATTTTTATATGTCTTTTCTGCTTGCTCTTTCTTCATACCGCTATCCTGAAGAACTTTAATTATCTCATCCTTCTTCATCTTAAACAAGTTGACTTGCTTAGATGGTTTAAGAACAAGCTTTTTGTTCTTACCCTTGCCCTCCATAACCAAGGTAAATCCATTCTCTGTAAGCATATCAGCTACAGTTTCTACAATCTTCTGTGCGCTTTTACCCTCCTCTGCTGTGTTGTCATTTGATTCAGACTCATTTAAAGACTCTACCTCAGAAGCTATTGCTGGATCAGGTGTCGGCTCTGCTTGAGCTTCCTCAGCCTCATCATCAGTGGTTACTGTTGGTACATCTTTAAGACCTTCTGTAGCATCAGCTAGCGATTGCATACCTGCAAGACCAAAGCCACCTTCTATAGTGTTAGTAACAAACTTGATAGCATCAACTACGTTCTTCAACGTAGGGTTTTTAAATTCTGTACCAAACAACTTGGCTACATAATTTTTTAGTGACGAGATAAGACCTTGCTTATACTCCGCTGACAAATCACCGTTAGTAATGTCAGCGAGTATTTCCATAACAAGTTCCTGAGCAGCTTGTGGGTTTTGCTCTACGATTTGTGACAACAACTTTCTAGCAAGCGCATCTGTTACAGCTACCTCTGCTAAAGCTTGTTGCTCTTTAGTAAGATACTCACTAACAAAAGCTAAATATCTTTTAGCATTAGGTAAAGCCATAGCAAACTGGCGTGCAAGCTTACGCAACGCTGTTCCTGCACCTTGCTTCTCATCGATCTGCATAGCAGCAGAGTGGAAAGCTTCGTGGTATGGCGTGTTTGCTTTTAAAGCAGGTAAGAAAAGGTGGACTTGATTGCCGTCTTTTATATGAATACCTCTTGATACATCTGCCCCTGTAGCTTTTTCAAAAGCTTTAGCTGTACCATGAATGAAGACCTTACCTCCCTGACCTACAACAGTCTGTATTATTTTCTTTACGTTTTGTAATCCACGTATAATTTCTTCACGACTAGAAAACTTAGTAGATATAATTTTACCAGCGTTGATAATTCTATCTATAACGCTGTTGGCATTTTCACCAGTAAGCTCTACTGAATTACCTCTGCTTACTCTTCCGTAATCTGTTATATCTGGATCTACTCTACCTACCTCATCTATAACAGCTTGAGTTTCAGGATCTTCTAAGTTTTGCTCTAGGAAAGATTGATTCTGTGAGTACTTACCCTCTATATTAAACTTAGCTTCAAAAGCTTGTTTTGTATCTGCTTGTAAAGCTGAAAGCTCTGCTTCGTACACAGCAACAGCATCCTCGTTACCTTGCTTTCTTGCGTCCTCTAAATTTTTTCTAGTATCAAAAGCTTTCCTTCTATTTTTTCTGATACGAGTATTTAACCCACTTATCTGTGTAAGATCCTCATCAGTAATATTTGCTAAAAAAGCCATGTCTCTAGCCGAAACCCTCCACATTTGATCTTGCGTCTCAAGCATCTCTTGCTTTATCTGAGCTTTCTTTTCAGAGTTTGTTTCTTTGGCTAATCTTTTTTGTAGAGCTTCATATTTACTTTCTAAAGCTAGTTGATCTTTAAAATTAAACTTCGAAGCTATATAAGAGGGTGCTCTTACAATACCCATTTGTATACCTCCTGCTGCAGTACCTATAGCAAAAGCATCAAGGGTTTCAATATAGTTATACTTTATATTGGTTTTCTCTATTTCTTTACCCGCTATCTGTGATCTTAAATTAGACGCTACGTCATCAGCTATATCTTCTGTATTTAACCTCGTTTGTAAACTTGAAATTTCCCTATCTAAAGCTGTACGTTCAGCATAATTAGTAAGGTGCTGACTTGCAAAAGAAACTAACCCCTCCTCTATACCTTCTTCAAAAAACTTAAACACTCTATTGCCCGTAGTTTTTTTCCAACCTGTCTGTATGCTTCCTAACAACCCCCTCCTCGCTGTCGTCTGCGCTGTTTCTTGAGCAATATCTTTTACCCCTATACCAAACATTCTACGTATAGCATTGGCAGAGATAACCTCTTGCTTCATAAATATTTTTTCTGACACATACTCAAACCCACCCATCAGAGAAGAGTATAAAATCTTTTCTGCCATAGTTAAATTTGGATTGTCTTTCATATCGCTATACGCACTTCCTGTAGTACTTCCAGCAAAACCAACTAACGCTACCTCTGGAGCACCTGCAAGCGTCATAACTATTGTTCCAGCAATTTGAGGTACAGCAGCTGCAACGCCATCTAAAAATAATGTAGCGGCTGCACTTTCATTACGATAAGGTCCAATTTCAAGGTTTCCAAAAATACCTCTTTCTATTTCTTCAAGACTTAAACCTTCTCTTAGTTTTTTGTTTTGATCCATAGCTGCAGCTAACTCATTCCAAGTAAACATGCCAGGCTCAAACTCCCTTCCGTATATGTCTTTATACCCTCCTTCTGCTAGCACAACCCCACCGCCAATTCTTTTTCGCAGAAGCACACTTTCAGAAGTTGAGTCAGTAAGCCCTATCATATTAGCCAAATCGATAAACCCATAAAGAATCATACCCCCAGTCGCATATGTGTTTTTCCAATATGTTTCGTCATCTAACTTCCTCCCAAAGTATTCAGCACTTTCTCTATATCTATTTATTGCAGTATCGCCATTCATAAACACCTCGTCCATAGACATTTGCATAACCACATCAAAAATATCGTAAGCTCTTCTCTCTATTCCTAACACTTCATTTGCTTCGTTATATAGCGATATAACAGTAGCCTCTTTTTCTGCTTCCCTTCTTAACACATCATCTTGTTGAGCTCTAGTTGTAGCTCCAGAAAATTCATCTACAAAAATTGCTATGTGACTTTTAAGCTTACGCTTGTTATCCAAAGCTTCTATAACCTCAGATCTAGCTGTGTAATAACCAGCCACTTTATTGTACTCCTCTGTTGTTAACTCTTTTCCAAAAGCACTATAGTACTCAGATGCCTTTTCAAAAGTATTTATTTTTTCTGGCATCCTTCCCTGAGCTATACTTAACTCATCTTCATTTGTAGGTATGTAAGAAGTGTTAAATTGATCTAAGTGTGGCTCATAAAAAAAACTTGCTCCCTCTTCAGTATCTATTGTAGGGACCTCATTCAAAGCATCAACAGTATATGTGCCTATATCAAACGTAGAAGAAACAATAGCTGTCTTCCTCATCTCTACATTTAACGTAGAGTTAGGATCTTCTATAAGCAACCCACTATTTTTTATAATAGCTTCAAAGCTATCTGCCGTTGTACCTGTGTTGATTATATAAGCGTTAGCTCTAAATGTATCATAAATTTCACTACTAAAGCTAGCAATATCACCAGGTCCTACGGGAGTGCCTAACTCTATACCTCTGCTTGTTAACCATTTTTTTGCTAAGTGATAGTTTTCGTAGTCTACATTATTTAAGTCTCCCTCTGTGGCAACAAAACCTTCACCAACGGATTCAGCAGAAAACTGTTCGGCAATGTCCAACCTAGACTGCTCATGGAATCTATCCTTTTCTTCTGGCCTTAAGCCCCCTGTTCCAGTAAGGTTATTACCGTCTATGGGATCTGTTCTACTCCCGAATATACCCTCAAAGAAATCACCCTGTAGTGTCTCTTGTTGTGACGCCAATCGTGACAGTTCGTTCTCCCTTTCTATAGGTGGCACAGTAGTGTCCGTTGGAACATCTAAACCTCCACCTTCTACACCATATCCTAATAGAGTAGAGTACTCTTCCGATAGCGCTGAATCTTTTTTTTTTGGGGCTACGCCAGCTAAGAAAATAAAATCTCTTTCGTTACCCTCAAAGCCAGCTTGTCTAACTAGATTGAACGTGCTGTCAAAATATGTCTGCTGTTGCATCATATCAAACAGTTGCTCTTGAGTACCTACGTATCCAGCGTCCCTTACAATATTAAATATATTGTTTTGATATTCTGTAAATCCGTTCATGCTTATTTAATTATCTAGTTGACTCGTCTAGTATTTCTGTTTCCCCACCTCTTGCTACAATTAAAGTACTTATCGCCTCTGCCTCTGCTGGGTTAAGCAAAGGAACAGACACTCTTCTTATAGACTCTACTCCACCATTCCTAACTTTTGGTTTTGCCCCGTTATCCTTAGTTCCCTTTGTTCCATCTGGCAAATCTTCATAACCTATAACTGTTTGTTCTATTATAGGGTATGTTGAAATTTTTACTCGGTCGCCTTGATTACCGCCAATTACCATAACCATATCATTTCCATCTGCATCTTGAGTAAATCCAGCGAATAAACCAACGTGCTGTTGATAGCTCCAGCTTTTTCTTGTAATTTCAGTTGCACCATTATCTTCTGTTCCTGGAGTTCCGTCTGGTAAATCTTCATAACCTATAACCTCTGTCTTGCTAACCCACTTACCTTTTACAACAATATCTCCTACTCTTGCATCACTTAATTGTTCCTGCTGAACATTGCTGCCAAGCACCATTCCTACATTATTAAAAACATTTGTGCCTAGTTGAGTATAGTTTCTAGCTCTGATCGCACCCCAACCTTCAGGAACTTCTTCTTCTGCACCAGCTTCAATTAACAAATCTGCAATAAAAGCAGCACACCATGGCGGCACAGGATCATCATATTGAGCTTTAGATTTTTTCACTGCCTTTCCCCACCAACTTTTAAAGTCTGGATCGCTTTCAATTTGCCCAGATGTGCTCAAACTGCTTCTAAACATTTCTTTTATTGTAGCTACTATATCATCTTCAATAGAACCAAAATCAATAATGTTTGACAGCAAACTCATAGCTTGATCTTCTTTAGAATCATTGAAGTCTACAAAATCACTTAATGGAGCTCCTCTATTAATTAGAGTAGATGTGTTTGGTATTGTAGCTCCTGCTTCTGCTGTTGTTATTCCATACTTGTTTATGTCAAGAGCTTGCGCAGCTTCGTAGTGTTTTGTCCCTTCCCCTGGCATACCAAATCTTAAAATCATATTAGCTAAATCAAACTCATAAGTATCTGAGCCTTCAACTAAAAGTTCTGCATTAGCATATGGCTCTTGATTTTTTTCGTCAGGATTAAATGGGTTTGGTACAAGCCCTTGTAAATAGCCCCCCATAAACTCAGCAATTTTTTCATCAGACGCTGTTAACCCATCTGCAACTCGTGCTTTTTCCTCTTCAATACGCTTTGCTTCAGCTTCAATTTCAAATTTGTTTTGCTCAAGTTCTCTAGCAACTTTCTCTGCTAAAGCCTCTTCAGTTTCTCGCTCAAACTCATCAATAACTTCCTGGCCTCCTAGCTGCTTTGTCATTTTAGCTATGTCCTTTTCGTCTCTTTTCTTACGCCTTTTTTCTCTTCTTTTTTCTTTTTTTGTAGGCTCGTTATAAGAAACTATTTGAGCAAAAAGGCTTGGAGTTTCAACACCAGTATCTATAGGACCAGCTTCCTTACCTGGTAGTTTTTCCATAGTTCCTTCCTTCGATTGTGCAAGGTCAGTTAGCTCCACAAATGTATTATTTACAGGATCATACCTTAAGTTTGGATTTACAGCAAATTCTAAAACTTCTGAGTCTTCTTCCTCTACTGGAACCATTTTCTGTAAAACGGGATCATACTTCATCTTCTGATCACCGTTTTCTTTCTGATCACCGTTTTCTTTCTGATCACCGTTTTCTTTCTGATCACCGTTTGTTTCGTCGTCACCATTGGTACCTCCAGGAACTACTCCCCCTTGATCCATTTGAATTTTTCCCCCTTGAGCATTATTGTTTTGATTTCCTCCTCCAGCTCCTTGGTTTAAGTTATTTACGTTTGAATTTGCTTGACCTTGAGCTTGAGCTTGAATAGACGATCCAAGTTGACTCATAGCTTGAGCTAGTAAAGTGTTGTACGTAGAAGCTTTACCCGTTCTTTCTTGCCCCTCTAGCTGCTGCTGTATGTTAGTAAAGGCAGCGCTATCTGTTGCAGAGTTTACGTATATATCAGCTTCTTCTGTAAGAAGCGCTAATAAATCCGTTTGACTTTGGCTACGGTTTTGCATACCCTGTAATCTATCTATAAGCTCTTGATCTTTAGCAATCTTATAACCTATTACTTCTCCTGTCTGTAAGTTTATAATAGCTTTTTCTACATCTATCTGAACGTTACTTACTGTTACTTTTTTAAAGTTACCACCGTTAGCTATACTACCTACACTCATGTTTGAATATGCATTAGCTAAAGTAGGATCTGCAGCTGGTTGATCATCAGCATATGCTGTAAATATTGTTCTAGTAAGACCAGTAGGACCTGTCGTTACTCCCGATAGCATTTCTGCTACAGCATCTTCATCCACCTGCGGGAACTGACCACGTATAGTATTATAGTATTCTCTTGCGTGAATAGTCTGTCCATTTCTAAAGTTCTTTATGTGATCCATGGTTATACCTGAAGGAGAACTTGGCTGTCCACTTGCAGGATCAATAAACTGCATTTCACCACTTTTAATACCTGTTTCTATGTCCTCTATGCTTATAGCATATATAGGAGTTCCGTCAGTTTCAAAGCCTGTAACTTTAGATATAGAAACACTATCTTGGTTTCGTAAATTAAACAGCTCTGGGTGCATTGTGTTGTTTATAGATTCTAAATCCCCAGACTGCAAGTCTCTATTGCCAGCATACATAAACTTATACCCCTCCATAGCAGCGGCGTTCCACATAGTACGGTTGTTGCTAGCAAATACATTGTACTGATCTGCTACGTCTGCAGAAAAACCCTCTTCGTCAAAACCAATAACAACAGGTTGGCTAATGCCTTGTATAACTTGCGTTTCTTGATACCCTCCTTGCGAGGCGCTCAAGCCTTTTTTAGTAGCAAACTGCGAGTTAAAAACTTCTTTACCTACTGCGCTACCTAAAAACTTATAATCACCTACTATAGATCCTGTTTCGTAAAACAGATTGTCTGCATTCGATGCGGTAACACCAGAGTTAAAATAATCTTTTGCGTCAACACCCTGTCCAACCATAACAACGTTACCTTGCCTTGTATATATAGGAGGCATAGCGTACTCAGTAATAGCATTTATGTTAGCGTCTAAAAGTCCTGACTCAGCGAGCTCTGTATTGCCTTTTATTTCAGCAGTTTTTTTAGCTATAAACTCCGTCCCAAACTTAGCGTCTTGAACGATACTTAAATATTGATTTTTAGCCTGTACAAAAGCAGCTTCGTTAGCACCGCTAGGATCTAACTCAAAATTTGTAGCAGCTTCTTGATAAATATCTAAAGCCATCTGTGCTGCACCCTGATACTTTTGATTGATCTGTCCTGGTACAGCTTCCCCTGCAGCAGCTTGAGGGTTTAACGATTTCATTTTAGCGTCCCTTTGTGCGGCTCTTTCTTGAGCTACAGCAAGGATAGGGTTGGTAAATTGCTCTGCAACATTTCTTCCGATAGCCCCGTAGTCTATGTTGGGTGCTAAAAACCCTGTTTTAAATCGTGTACCTTGTTCAGACATCTCTTTCGAATCTTAGTAATAATTTTAATAAATATTTATGCAGTGGAGTATCACCTTCCTTTGCTAACTTAAATAATGTTTCAGACTGCTCTGGGTTGAATACATACTCACCCCCAGTAAGCTCCGCCTCCTTCACTCCGCTTTCCTCATCGACAACAGCTTTTTTGTTTGTGTCGTGATCGAACTCCCCTTCTGTAACAAATGGCGCTTCTTTAGTTTTTCCGCCCATTCGATACCCTACTTTCATGCCTTTTTTGCCTGTACCTATAGCAGCCCCAGTAATACCTCCAGCAAGCCCTGCAATACCCCCAGCTATATTAGCAAAGTTTTGTATTCTTTGCTGATCAGCTTGCGCTACTTGAGCTTCTGCTAAAGCTTTAGCGTCGTATCCAAACTCTATATTTCTTGCGCTACGAGCTTCTTGTAGCTGAGTACTTCTTTCTTCAGCAGCCCCTAACTGCATAAGAGCTTCGGATTGTAGCCTCTGTTGAGTAAGAGCTTCTTCTCTTTGCGACCTTTGCGCTTGTGCTGTAGCTCCAGCTAAAGCACCCAACCCTCTAGCACCAAACTGTGTAGCAGCTTGCGCTGTAGTAGCTAGCGACCTGTTTATATCATCCATCCTCATCTGCAAAAGCCTTTGATCATACGCTCCTTTAACACCCTCGTAATATGCTGACGGTGTAGATAGAGATGGTTGCGAAGCTCTAAGGTCTGCCAGTTCTTGTAAAGCAGTGTCTAAATTTGCTGATGCTCGTTCCTCTAGCTCTTCTTGATTTGCCATACCAACAATACCACCTACAAGTTGGCCTATGCCACTTGCTGCTGAGCCTATTGATTGAACTTGTGCGACTGTTAATGGATTTGACATATTTTACTTTTTATCTTGTGATGGGACTGATGAATTATTATGCAAAGGAGAAGACTTGTACACCATGTTTACAGCAAACAACTCTACTGGTGTAGTAGCTGTATTTGTCAAAGCAACTTGAGCATGATAGTCTCTCATTTTATCCCCGTTTATACTAGCCGTTGATACAGCCATAACTGTATCGCCTGCTGAAAGGCCAGAAACAGTACCACTAGCGGTAATCTGTTTTCTGCCTGATATAGAAGCAATAGTAACACTTAAACTTGTTTCTGATGAACTTTCTAATTTAAACAAGGTATCTCCAATTCCAAACGGCAAGTTACTAATTTTTGAGGTAAACGTTATAGTAGATCCGCTAACAGAGTCTACTTGACCTAACACAACTTTATGTGATGTATTGTTTGTAGAATTTGCTGTAGTATCTTTTTCTATTTGCCTATAATACATACCCTCTCTTTCTTCAAACTCCGTCGAAGCCATCGTACCTGTAGTCTGTTCTGTATTAGAAACTACGGCACTCCAAGAAGAGTTGCCTTCTAAACTCATAGCATCATATACCTTTACATCGCTAGGATTAGCTCTAGATACTAGCGTAAGTGTAGAATTGTTTTGACCTCCATAGAAGTTGTTTCTAGTTTCATTAACATTGTGCCTGTACATAACACCATCAAAAAAAGAAAAGAACCTATCATGAAGTTTTTCATACATCTCTGGCTGGAAAGAGTAAAACGTCAACCAAAAATCCTTAGTTGTAGAATAAGCTATTGTTTCTGCTGTTACATGAGCACTTGTTGATGTTAGCGTCAAGGATATAGAAGATCCGTCAGATTGTTTTGTTACAGATGACGGTAAATTAACACTACTGTCTTTTAAAGAAACTGTAGCTGTACCACCTAAACTGCTATTGCTTGTAGTAAGTTTTACATTGATGCTACTTGTAGAACTTCTTAAAGCACTATCAACAACACAGCTTCCTCTATCAGCTAGTTTATCTAAAACAATAACGCCATTACCAGAGTTATCCCACTCTTGATCTTCTAATTGAAAGTTATCTGAAAGTTTTTCCCAAGTGCTATTGCCACCATCTTTAAAAATAATATCGCATAAAGCATCACTAAAAGTAGTGGTACTAGACTTTTCTACGTTACTTAAAATTCCTCCATTTACTGAGGGCACACTGACTGCATTTTTATCTATAGCCTGGATAGTAACGATATACTCATCGTTGTCTGGATCTAATCCACATGGTATATATGCAGTTTGAACTATGGAGTTTATATCAGAAAATTTAGTTCCGAAATAAGAATCCATATTATTTGCGCTTACAACTTTTATTCCTTTACCACTTATTTCTACAACAGCACCCTTTGCCACATCACAAAAGTATATTTTACCAAAACGCTCTACTACGCTTTCTGGTTGTTTCCCTGGACCATAGTCACCACCAAAAAAAGTTTCTGTACCCATAACATTCATGGATGTTACAAGCTGCCCTCCGCCAGCATCTTCAATGAGCGTACGACCTATAGGTGTGCTAGAAACTTTGTTTTCTTGCATTACCATAAGAGTTTCACTGTTATCTAGCATAAAGCATATATCTCCATCACGACTATTGTAATCTTTAAATGGAAATAAAGATGGGTTGAAAGACGATAGGTTTAGTCTACTAGAATCTAAAGCAAACGCATCGCTATACGTAACAGAAGAAGTCCTTTGTATTTCAGCTTGCTCTGGCATTTCTACATGTGGTCTTCCTATAGCAACAGCCTTAGAGTCGAAAAAATCGCTAACTGACTCGTCTTCAATGTAATACCTTTTATAAAGCTGATCAGAAGGTTTAGCAGGGTTTGGTTGGTTGTTAATAGCAGAATCTCTGACATTAGATAAAAGACTTCTTCTTCTAAAATATACATCCCCAAAAGTTAAAGTGATAGCCCCAAAAAACATTCCATTAGCACTGTTTAAAGGTATGCTTTGCCCTATTAAAGATACCAATGGTTGAGGTAAATTTGGTTGGAAAGTGTATGTAAAACCTCCGTCCTGAACAGGAAGAACTTGAGTGATAAAAACATTTTGATTAGCTAGTTGTTGAAAAAAAACTTGATCTCCTACATACAACCTCTGATTACTAAAAAATGTATTAAGTGAATCTACAGTTAAAGAAAACGGATCAGGGCTTGTGTTCGGCCTATCTCCTGCGTGTGTTCTTACACCATTCACTTCTACTATATCAAATGCTTTTCCTACCTCATAAAAGATTTGATTTTCTACTTGAGACTTAGGTCTGTAAATTTCTACAATACAATCATTATGAAAAAAATCTGTGTTTGATAATACAGAAGCAGCATTAAAATTATTGATTCCCTCATCTCGTATACCTAAATACCACCCTGTTCTTCTATAATTATTTTCGTTATCTAAAAGACTACTTGAGGACAAACTTATTGGGTTCGTTTCATCATCAGGAAAGTACTTGTAAAAGCTTATAGGAAACTCTACTAGCGGTCTAATTATATTTAGATTAATATCTAAGCATTGCAAAATACGCAACATATCGCCCTCTTTATATTCATAAGAAAGCAACGATCCTTTTGATTCTTTATGAGAATTATTTTTCCCCTCCAAAGCCCTCATAGAAAGATAAATTGTTCCTTGAGTAGCATTAGCTAAAGCAGATTCTATAGGCCTAGTAAGAGGAGCTGAATCCCCTGCGCCAGTTGGGGCTAATGGATCAGAGTATGTTTCTGTCTTACCTAAAGCCGCCTCCATAATCGATGTATGAAGTATTTTTTCATACGTTGTATTTTTCGAATATACAGGCGCCCATTTGCTAGCCCAGTAAGGAGGATCGTGAAGTACTTTTATATCTATATGTGTCTTCCCGTTATTGCCAAACCTGTCTTCTTTCCCAAAATGTGATACACTAACGCTATTTAATTTCTGAACTGCTGACGGTCTATTTTTTTCATCATAGTAAACTATCCCAAATTCATGATCTGCACCCGCTTTAAATGAAGGTCCTGAAATACCGTCTTCTGTAACATAATCTATACTAGAAAATGCTACACGAAAACCTTCATATCCTGTTACTATACCATTAGAAAAACTATCTATTAGGGTATGCGAATCGTTATTTGAAGTAAAGTTTTCACTTCCTATATTGATTGGAACAAACTGAAAATTATCATAAAATTGACTTAGTGGCTCTGCTGTTTGTAAAATAGCATCTGCATCAAAAGCTGTTTCTGCAAATCCAAAACTAAAAAGCTCAAGTAACGCCTGACTAAAATTTTGATCGTCCTCAACAACCGATTCAGAATAGATATTTCCTGTAAAACTACAGCTGTTAATAGCAAGATTACTTTCAACAACTCTCATGTGAAATCTAACTTTATCAACCCCGTTATCATTAACATAATGTCCTTGATAAAGCTCAAATATAATAGGGCCGTCTATATTTAAGTGTACGGATTGACTGAACAGATTTGTCAATACAACTACCCCTCCTTGATTAATATTTGATTGGGGAGAAACTTCTGGAGGTAAAGCATTCGAAGTACCCCGTGCATTTATTCCTTCAGCTTCGAAAAGCCCAATACCCGTAAGACCATTTAAAGAGTTTGCTATTTTGTTAGCAAAATTTTCTATTGCACTATTTCCTCCTCCAGATGCACTTGATGTAAGGAGAGATACTGTTTCAAAATTTATACTGCCTTGAGGCGTTAAGCTGTTTATGCAGCGATCTGGGCTTGAAAAGCTTCCTTGATCGTAACGTGTTAAAAAATCAAATGCAAATGAGCTTGGTAAATTCACATACCCACTTAAAGTTTCAATTAATCCTGGATTACTACCATCTTCATTAACAAAATTTGCTATGGCAGTAAAACCTCCAGAGTCGTCACTAAACAAACCCATTGCTAAAGAATCACAAATTACACCTATACTACAAACAAAATTTCCTCCTGGTATAACAGCTAAATCAGAAAATTCACTTATGTCTATATCAACTGTAACTGGAGCGGTTGTAGGTGCAGAAGATGTAAGAGCGCTATTATTTGCATTTGGCGTTGATAGAAATTGAGAAAAAGTATTAGAGGTAAATGATAAACTGTCTTGAGCAGGAATACCCTTAAAATACTTATATACCGTATTTTCATCTATAGTACCGTCAGCCCCAAAACTTTCTAAAAGCAAGGCTTCATCTGCGATGATATTAAAGTCTTGTGGTGTAGTATTATACAAAGGGTTAATATCAACTCTAGCTTCTATGTTATCAAAGCCCTCTAAGTAATTGCCATAAAATAATCTGTTGTTACTTATTGCTTGTGCAAAAGCTCTTCTAGGCACAGAATCAAATAATTTATTAGCTTCCTGATCAGGCAAAAAAGTGTATATCCCATCATTAGTAAAGTCTATAGTTTGAGTACCAACTATATGATCTACCTCATCAATCCTAAAAAATGCACCCTCATTATTACGTCTAGCAAAAACTCTAATTTTTTCTATTGGAGCTTGTAATCCAGTTAGAGTAAGTCTTAGTGTATTATTTTGATTTTCAAAAAAGTTTTGCGTTGTAATGTTGTGAGCCATGTTAGTTCTACTGACAGTAAGCTCCGAGTATTGTGATAAAGCACTTACCTCTCCGTCATCATACACATATTGATATGCAAACTGAAAGCAGTTGTTTTTTAAAGCGTTAGAAGAAATACCTTCTGTACTTAAAAACTCAAACGTAATAGGAGTTTGCGGAGCAGCCTTACATACAGTCAAATAATTGTCTGCTGTAGCAGTATTATCTACACCTGCATCATAGTTATTTTCTAAAGCTTTGGTAGCATTTATCTTTCGTGGTTCGTTTCTGTTATCTGTAAAATACAGAAGGTGCTCCCCAAACTGATTTATAACCACATCAGCTTTAATAAAACTACTCAAAGAAAAGTTTAACGCACTATTTTCATATATCTTGATGTATGTATTTGTAGCATGGCTATAATGATATATACCGTGATTGCCGTTTGAGTTGTATAAAAAAAAGTATATGCATTTACCAGCTTCTGAAGCAACTGATCCTAACACACTATTCGTGCCAGTAGGATATGCTTCGCTAAGTCCCGAAGCTGCTATAGCAGTGTTACCAAGAACGTTTTTTAATATACCTTGATCTCCATCAGACTCATGAGATACACGCACATTAAGTGCGTCTGACATTTCTACTCCCTTAATAAGCCTAGCATCCTCATCTTTATTGAGGTACTGCGGTATGAGTTTATCAATAGCCATTAATACTTAGGTGCTTGTTTAAAGTTTTTACGAATAGTTTTAAGAGCTTCCTCTTTACTAAATGCTTTCAGTCTAGCGTTAGCTTTTCTACGCTCGTTATAGTACTCTGAGCGTGCCCTAGCTTTTTCAGCCATGGGGACATTGCTTTTCCTTTCTATAATCTTGTAGTATATATATGATCGCAAAGCTTCCTCTGCCTCTATATGTACAGTAGGATTTACAGATCTAGCTTCGTCAGCAATATATTCTATAACAATTTCGTTAACACTACTGTTAGAAGAAAACTCTATTCTGTTTTGATCGAGGTTAAGTCTATACTCCCCCTCGTAAAAGCCTCCGCCTAAACCGTAGATCTGACCAATATTGTTTTGGTATATGTAGTTAGAGAACACAATAAAGTCGTCAGCACCGAATACACCGCCAGTGGCTATACTGCCTTTAGAATCTACTCTATCAAACACTCCGTCTCCATCGCTATCGATAGAATTACCTGCTGCATCAGTTCTATAAGCTTGAGAGTAGTTTATGTTTTTGTTTTCCCCAAAGACATGTACAAGTCCGTCGCTACCTACGATACCTACCTTTACTAAACTCACAAAGTCGTCAGGTAAATCAACAGTATTGTTGGTTCCTGCTGCAAGCTTTATAGAGCGTACTCTCTGCAACAAATCGAAACCCATTTCTCTAATACCACGCAAAGCATAGTTGTGAATAAGAGTATCTGAGGCGTTGTTTGCATAATCGTCACCCTCTAGTGTAAGAACAAAGTCATTGACTACTTGATCTACTGTAACTAAATTTCTTGCCATCTCTTATCGTCTTTGTTGTGTTTGTTGTCCCCCTGTAGCATATGCATATACATCTCTATCACGAAGGTTTACTCCTATAAGTTTGCCCATCTCTAAAACCAACTCAGAGGTATAGTGTTCTGGTAACTCAAAGTCTACCGATGTTGATGCTTCGTAAGTTTCTTTACCATTTGATAAAGTAAAGCCAAACCTAGGAAGAGCAACAGTTTTTGCGTCAGTACGAGGATCTAACCCTTCTGGTTGCTTGTAGTAACGCATGGTAATTCTGTTTACGCTTGTCGGGAATACAGTGATTGTATCCCTCACAAGCGCAACAGGCTTTGACTTAGTAGGAGCAGAAAGACTACTTAAAAGTATTCTGTCGATCTTTTCTTCGTCATATACTGAATCTATCATAACAGAGTTTGTTACGTCGAGAAGGACATCACCAAACGTCTTAAGGCTAATCAGTCTAGCAAAGTCGTCAGGTTTAGCAAACGATCCACTTGCCTTAGTGATGTTTGTCTGTACAGAAAAGACAGCGAGGTCTTCCTTAATCTGTTTACTTCTAGACTTATCTCTTGCAGGATCTACGTTTCTTTTACGTAGAGCCTCTACATTGGTAAGCTCTTGAAACAGCCTGTTAAAAATATTCTGTTGTGCTATAGGAGCAAAAGAGTTGAACTCCGTAGGAGTAACAAACCCTCGCTCATCTTTGTTAGCTAAATCGCTTAATGCGTTGTATACCTCTCTTACGCTTGCCATTACATTTATAGTTGTATGGCAAATATAAGAAAAAGGGAGCAGTGCCCCCTTTTCCCATTAGCTATGAAGAAATGAAATGTATTTAAGCAATCTCTTCGAGTTGCCTGTTTATTTCATTGAGAACAGATGAGCCCTTGTCTGTTAAACAAAAGCGTGTCATGGTATCAATTGCATCCTGTCCTACAGGAACCGAAACTACGAGTTTTCCTGTATCTGACCAAACAATTACTCCCTTTTTTTCTGATATGATCTGGAAGTCCATGGCTTGCATAACGCTAGTTCGTGCGTGAACAAGTGGGTTATCGAACATCTCGATAAACTTTTGTGGCTTTTTCTTTGCGTATAATACCAAAGCTCTTTTTACCTGCAAGTCTTTTTGATTCGTATTGATTTTCAAAGACATAGCTACAGGTAGAAGCTCCTCTATAGGTCTAGCTTTAATTAAAGATATAGCATCGTGTACTAAGAACTCGTCTTCTATTTCTTTTTCTACATCTACAGTTTTATCTATAAGCTTAAATGCCCCACCACCATTTGCATAGTTATCTGGGTGCTTATCTAAAAACTCTCTAAGTGTAGGTTGATCGTAACGAACAAGAAGCATTTTATTTCTAAACACTACATGTTCCCTAACAGCTTGATCTGATTGCTCGTCTACATAAATAGATGGCTCTCCTGGGCAGTATCTAATTGCTCTTCTTTGCCCTGTCTCATCATCAAATACAGTAAGCCTGTTTGCTCTTAGTTTAAAAAACACACCTCCCTTTCCGCCGATAGTTTCATACAGCTTAGGTAGTTTTTCTTCATTAGGAAGTGTTCTTTTGATTGTAGACTTTTTAGCTTTTACAGCTTTCTTTGGCGCTGCCTCTGGAGCAGGGCTAGTCTCTTTGCGAGCTATAGGACGGCCTCGCTGTACCGTGGTTTTTTCTTGTGTCATAATTAAATCGTATTAAATTAAAAGGAAAGTGGGGAGAGCCATTCCCTCCCCCTTTCGGTGTAGTATAAATTTAGTTTATGCTTGAGCAGCAGAAACTGAGAAGTCACCAACAGAGGTAATGCCTGAAACAGCATATTCTGCAGCATGATCATCAGCTACAACAATAAACTTGCTTCTAGAATTAGCAAATAATTCTACTAAATCTTTCATTACTGTTTTTTGAGTATTAGCAGTTGTTATAGTAATAACAACTGAATCGTTTAAATAATCAGCATTTGCTCCTTCACCGCCACTGTAGGCATTTACTTTAGGTTTAAAGTAAAGTGTCATAGTGCTATTACCAGTAGACTCCATTCCTAAGAATGATGATAACGGGTAAATGTTAGATCCTTTAGCATTATCATCGTCTTCAGCAAGAGTTGCATCGCTACGGAAGTATAGATATTTTTCCATTTTTTCTATTAATTAAAAGATTAAACAGTACCTTGAATAAGAACGTGCTGGTTAGCAGATCTTGTTACTAGACAACACTCTGAACGGTAGTGGAACTTAGCAACGTCTTGCGTATCGTTAGTGAAACCAAGAACGCCACCACCAGTTACCCAGTGCTCCATCTCACGGTCATAACCGCCAGCAGACTTAAAGTTCATTTCTAGAGCAGGAGCTCTTTCACCTGAACGTGGATCTACTACGTTAGCAAGAGGAATCATCACACCAGCAGCTAGTCTGTTGTGAACGTCATCATTACCAAGAAGTGTTGGATCGTTAAGAAGCTTGAAGCTGTTCTTGTGGAACGTGTATCCGCCACGAGAGAAAGACTTAAACCCAAGGTTTAGAGCCATGTCTCTGTCGTTGTTGAAAGCTCCAAAGCTTGCAGCAACACCTGCAGTAACGTTAGTACCAGCACCAGCACCAGCAACCATATCGTCAAGAAGAAGGTCTTGGCGAGTAGCTGAGTAAACAGCGTATTCAGCAGGACATCCGTTCTTATCCATCTCCTTAATTAAAGCGTCAAGGTCAGTAAGACCGTTGCTTCCAAGAAGATCTGAAGTTACCATACCACGATCCTCTAGTGCTGAGAAGTATCCCTCAGTACCGTCGATATTAGTGATACCGTTTGTACTATCGATGTTAGTTACCTTTTGTCCAAGAAGCATTACCATCTCACGCTTATCCATAAAGCGCTGACGAGTATCCATCTCAGACTTGATGTAGTAACGGTAGTCACCACCACCTACATCGATGTAACCGATGTTAGTAGCTTGTGATCCAGAAACCTCGAAAGACTCCTTTACGATAGCGTAAGGATTAGTTCTCTTAACAACGTTAGACTCTAGGAAACGATCTGGTTGATCAGAACCTTGAGCGAACATGTTACCGATGATAGGCATTGTGTATGCCGTCTCATCATTTAAAGCTACAGTTGGGGCAGCAGCACCGTCATCAGCGTTAGCTCCAAGAAGAGGCTTTGTAGTAAAACCCGTGCCAGTAGCAGCAGTAACTAATAAGCGGTCAACACCGTTGATAAGAAGAATATCTCCTACACGACAAACAACTTGAGCAGAAGAAGTATCATTAAAAGATCCTCCATCAGCAGTAAGCACTGTGTCAAAGATTAATCCTCCAGCGATATCTGAAAGGTCAGTTGCTTGAGCACCTCCATCTTTGTCAACAGCACTAGCAATAGTAGCAGTTTGCGTTTGGTGTAGACGAGCTTCTTCGTAATACTGAACGTTATCAGCAGTACCGTTAGACTTAATAGCTCCAGTCATTTTTAAAAATCCAGAAATGCCTTGGTTACCGAAAGACTTCGATAGTTTAGCACGTACGTCTGGGGCGTTTACTTCATCAATGAAGTCGTACAACGAAGTATACTTCGTTGGATCAGCCAAATTGTACAGGTTGTTGTTGATGCCTTTAGGGGCAGAGCTAAACGTACCTGTACTTTGTGAAACATTAATCGACATGATTTACAATTTTTGTAGTTATACTTTAAATGTCATGCCAGTACCACCTCCGAGTGCGTTTAATAATTGTTCTTCAAGTTTATTTCTTTGATCTGGTTGTTGATTGATATTTGGTCTGCTTGCGTCAACATTAGCTGCTTGTGCTACAACACCTTTTCTCCCATCGCTCAATCCTTGATTATAGATTGACGATACGATACTATCTATGTTGTCTACAAGAGCCCTGTGTGCATTAAGCTTATCAAAGTTCCAATCTCCAGAATCACTTACGTAATCGTTGAAGTACTCATCAAGCTTTGAGTTTTTTTGTACAAGCTGCTTTCTATAGTTGTCGTCAATACCAAACTTAAACGTTTCGTTTCCTGGTAGATCAAACTCTAGATAACCGAAGTTATTTGTTCTAGCAGACATGCTATTAACCCAATCCTCGTCGATAGGACTATCCATGTTGCTCGTTTCTACTGCAGGAGCTTCATATGAAGACCTTAATTCTGTAATAGATTTACGAGCTTTTTCCGCATCCATCTTAAGCTGAAGCGTAGACAACTTTATTTCATCTTCACTGTGGTAATCCTGGTCTAGCTTGTACTTGTTTTTAAGTAATAAAGCTACATCGTCAGATGTAAGACTAGGGTTTTCAGCGGAAACCTGCAAACGCACTAAGGACATCTCATCCATTTCGGATGGATCTAATGATTGGTATCTATACCACTCCTCTGGAGTTCTACCAGTTTCTACGACGAACTTGTTGATCGCTGCTACACGCTCATCAATTTCTACGGGTTTATAAGAAATAGCTTCAGAAATAGAATCAAAACTATCGAAGTCTTTACCAAGCCTTTCGCTTAGGAATTCAAGAACCTCTTGGTCTACATTTATATCTTCTGCTTTCGCTTCCTGTTGAACAGGCTGTTCTGCCTGTGGTGTTTCTACCTGTTGAGTTTGTGGCTCTGGGGTAGGTGTTGAAACCTCGGCGTCAGGTTGTGCCTGAACCTCGGTTTCTTGTGGCTCCTGCGTAGGAGCTTCTTGCGTAGGTGGCGCATCGCTAATAGCGAAGCCAGCTGACGCCATTGCTTCTTCTAAGTCTTTATTCATATTACATTAAATTTATTTATATACGTTTTAGTACTCTACGTGGAATACTATTCTAAGATCGTCTGTTGCAGTAAAGTTTAAAGTACCTACATCTAAACCTGCTACATAACAAGTGTTTCCTACGCCTGTACTCATATCACCTTGCAATACAATTCCTAGATCTCCAATATTCATATTACCTACAGCCAAAGTGTTTTCTGCTCTGTGGCCTATCATAAATCTTACTTTAGGGATTTCATTATTCATTGCATCCGCCTCATCAGTAAGCTTGCATAACCCTAAAAATTTATTTTTAACAAAATTAGGTGCAGTAATATCTGCTGCCGCATGGGCTGTTCCTAAATCACCCCCACTATTATCTTTAAAAAACAAAAGATGCATTGAGTCTCCATCAACTGTTGTCGGAGCAGCCGTTCCATTTTGATCACCTACGTAAGCAAAGACACTTAAAAGTTTACAATGCTTGGCAGGTAGACTTATTGCTGTTAAGTTAAAAACAACATCTTTAGCGGTGTGCGCTCCTGCTACTACTGTTGGTTGTATTTCTATTGTTGCAAATCCCATAGTTTCTTAATTTTTAAACAGACCAGAATCCGTATTCTACAGATGTCGCCCCTCCGTATGATTCAGCTGTAATAGCTAAAGCGTTATACAGTGGGAAGAAAGCAAACTCTCCGACTCTAATTTTAAAGACTACGTTACCATCAATCTTTACTTGCAAGAAGTCCGTACTGTTAGCTCCAGAAACAACTTTTATATATGCATATGAAAAAGCGCTGTTTGACGCAATTAATGCTTGCGCAGAGCCTGTAGCAATACTTGTTCTAGCAATATCAACCGTAGGGGCTGTTACAGTTAAGTTAGTAGTCACAGAAAAACTCAGAGTATCTGATGAAGTATCTGAACTTGAAAATGATAAAGTCGGTGTTAGTGTCGCCATCTTATTTTAATTTCTTCTTTTATATAGTGCAAATATAGGGAATCTAGGAAATCTTATTTTTTACCGTATGTCTTCTTCTGGCTCTTCGGTGGGCGCTTACTGTGCCCTCCTGCTTTCCATAAAAATCTATTAGCCCAATATGCGGCACTACCTTTACGTTTAATATTTTTTGCGTGTCTACTCTTAAAAGCTTTTCGTGCTTCGGGGCTGTAATTGTTCCCCATCTTCTGATCACCAAAACGTACGACAACACCCTTCTCTTGTCCAGGCCCTATCGTAGAAAGAACCACAGCCTTTTTAGTAGGGTGGTTTCTTGTGAGCTTTGGTTTGTTAACTCCTTTAAGACCAAGCTTTTTTAATTTGTCTTTTATAGCCATTAGAAGTCGCTCATTATAATTTCGTCAATAGCACCCTGCACATCACTCTTGCTCGCCTCCATTGTCATCATAATGTTTGCCTGGAAGCGATCCACCTCCTCTCCGTTGTTGAACACAACGATTGTTGGGACCACGACGATCTTGTGCTCCATTTGTAACTCTGGAGCAACGGCAATGTCTACACGAGTTGTTGTGCAGTCGTTTAGCTTTTCTATCCAAGGCACACTGTTTTGAGAGTTGAACGAAGCGTTAAACTCTGCAACACATATGCCGTCTTTATTAATTTCTGGGGCACTCTCCAGAGGAGATACATGCACCACCATTAATAATGATAGAAGCGATAATACAGATACTAGAACAGTTTTCATTTTTCATCATTACAGGTTATCTATCTTTTCTTCGATACGTTTCATATCGTCTTTAATTTCTGTTACATCTTCTTGTGTTGTCATAATAGTCTGACGGATCAGCTGATCTTTCATATCAAACTCCATACGAGTAACTTCTGCAGGTAATGGCTCAGGCAGCTCTTTAGCTAAAGCTATGTCTGCTTGAAGAGCAAACCACATCCCAATAAGGGCTGCTAGCCCTGCTACGCCCATTCCTATTGTCTTTAGATCTAGTGTTACTTTAGTATCTTCTCCAATTTGTTTTGCCATTATAGTATCACATAATTTAGTCCTACAGTAAAGTCATGCCATTCTCTATTCCAATACTTATTGTATTTGCCTTCTAAGAAAACACCAAGACTTTTATTTAATCTCCATCCAAAGATAAGGCCTGCGCCGTAATCGATCCATTGAGCCCCGTCAGTGGTTTCAAAGTAAGAGTACTCACCCTCTGTCTTTAAATGGTACGGCATAACACTAACCCAAGAGTGCAGCCAGTAATCTTTTGTAAAGTGGTAATAGTCATAACCTAAAACAACAGAATAGTTCCATTGATTGGGTAGCTCGCTACGCTTACGATCTACATAGTCATCTATCACTTGAGGGATAACAACCTGCTCCCATACATCAGAACTATTTGCAATAAGCTCTCCGTTAGGAGTAAAGTATTCTTCTGCCTGTACGTCAACAGTATATCCCTCTTGTATAGCTAAACTTGTGTAGTGTAAATTCCCGTTAGGTAGTACCCACTCGTCTAAGGGATTGTAACCATATGGCTCTGATATACGCTGAGCTATACCTACATTAAAACTAAACTTACTATTGACGTTTAAACGTAAACGTTGAGAACCCTCAAAGTATTCGACGTCAGCAAAACCATCTTGCAGATACTCAGCTTTAGCGATCCAGTTTTTTGCAACGTAACGAAGGAAGTAATCTTGATCTAAAAAGTTTCTACCCTGCTGTCTTCGCCAGTCAGCTTCAAACAAAAACTCAAAGCCTTTTACCTTACCGATGTTTGCAGCATCACTATACGATCTTTCAGTACCGTTGTAAAAAGTATTTGCTCTATTCTCATATCCAAACCTAGCAATCTTTCTTACACCCAAAGTCATGGAGTAATCAAAAGGTGTTTCTACAACATCGGTTTGTAAGCCATTTGTTACAGAGTAGATATTGTCGTCAGCAACAGAATTACCACCGCTAACAGCGGCATAAAAGGTAGCGAACTTAAATGTCTTTTTTAACGTCTGTCCTTTTGCATCTAAAGACGCACCCAAAATAAACACGACAAGCATTATTGTCATGTAAAGAAAAAACTGTAATCTTTTGTACTTACGGCAGTTATTTAATTGGTCTGGTGACATCACACTTCAAATCCTACATTTAAAATCATAAATCTAAACTTTTTTGCGTAACGTATTTCTAGGATGGTGATTGTTCCTAATCTCCATTCTAAATGATACTTTTCTTTTTTGTTGTTAGCGTTCCAGCTATTAATCCAATTAACTTTCATAATTTAACAATTTTATTTTTTTCTTTTTTGTCTTCTATACTCTCTCATAGCTTTACGTAAATCTTTACCTTTTTTCCACGATCCAGCTGCAAACTTTTCTGCCTCTTCTGCACTATCAAATTCATACAATTCTCCAGCTTCTTTTGCTTGTTCAAAGCTTTGTGTCTCATAACCTTCTTTAGTTGTAGTTATCGTTGGTGCTACAAAATATTTTTCATCAGCTTCATACGTGGCCATTAAATGCGTAGATTTCGAACCTTCGGGCTGCCCTTCTACATAATGAGCGTACTGTCTAGATTCTCTAGCATGTTTTTTCATATCACGCAAACTTCTTTTTTTTTCTACAAACCTCATGATTTAATAATTTTCTTTTTAATAATTCTAGAGTTGTATTGTATAACGACCTCATACACACCGTTTGAAAGGTGTGAGAGGTCTATTGTTTTATCAGAAGTTTGTATAACGACTTGACCTAAATAGTTATACAAAGATATCATAGCTGTTGATGGAGCTTGTATATACAATAATCCGTTTGTCGGGTTAGGGTATACACCATATACATCATGTATATCATATACACCTTGCGGCCAACCTTGCTCACAGTAAGAGTATAGATCTACACACGCTTCATCCCAAGCTACTTCGCAGCAGTAAGGATCTATATCGATAATCCATGCATAACACCCATCGTTAAGCCAGTAAGGCTCGCCAGGTCCCGTGATACAACCTGCGTCATATAAGCAAGATTCTTCATCTGAAGTGTTTGCTAACTCATTGTAGTTAAATGCATCAGGATCCATACAATCTGCTACTACCTCTATACAAGAATCTTCAAGCTCTGTGTTAGCGTCTTCGTTATAGTTAAATGCATCTGGATTCATACACCCATATATATAAGGTATACAACTTCCGTTTTCTGTATTTGCATCTGGATTATAATTAAACTGAGTTGGATCAGTACACCCAAATATTACTGGGACACAATCTCCAGCGTCTGTTGCTAAGGCGTTGTAATTAAATGCTGTTGGATCTTGACAGCCAATAACTTCTAACTCATCACATACTCCGTCGCCATCAGCGTCGTTGACACACATATTTGCACAATCATAATACTGAACAGGATAACTACAGTCTAAATCTGTATTAGCTTCTGGATTGTAGTTACATGCAACTTCATCTGTGCAACCATATATATAAGGTATACAACTGTCTCCGCAATACGGCATAAAGTGATATACCGTCCAGTTAGGTCCAGTAAATGGTTGAAGAGCCCCCTGACCATTATTTATAAATGGGTTACTGCCTTCAGACAATAAAGTGTCCCCAGCTTCGTTAAGGACATATACAGAGTTATGTAAAGTCTGGAAAGCTAGCTCTTGAGATGATTGCTGTTGATTACCAGCTTGGAAGTAGTATATATCGACTTCTTCATCAGAGTCTAGCACAATATCCCATGACTGAAAGAACTCGCCAGGACCTACGGTAAACAGCCACTGCTGCTCACCCTGTACCATACCTATGGTAGAATTACCCCACCCGTCAGCTGCGTCATCCTCAAGTACGATATGTAGTGTACATGGGCCAGTAAGATCTGCTATAGTTGCAGTGCTATCGTAATTCAAAGCATTTGGATTTGTACAACCCCAAGTGTGTAAAGTTTCGCAAGTATCTGGAAGTGTAGCCTCTGGATTATAGTCTACATAATCATCATCCATACAACCAACTACATCTGGTTCAGGCTCACATGGCTCAGTAAATATAGCTCCAGAGTACATCGTATTACCATCATCAAATGTGGTGAATGCTAGGTCTTCTAACTCCCATAACACACTATCGCAAGCAGTAATAACACAAGCTCCATCTTCGCCGCCTGAAGCATAACCGTTTAGTCCGTCACCAAACTCGTCTACTAATATTAATTCAAAACCTAAACTAACACAAAAGTTATAAGTGTATGTAACTAATTGATCTCCAAAATCAAACTCTCCTGGTATTACCTGATCATAAAACTGACCAGTAGCTATATCTACTAATGTAAATCCAGTTTCTCCTGGCCACGTATCTAAAGTAAGATCCATAGAAACCAAAGTTTCTGTAGAGTCACACTCAAATACATTACAGCTTCCGTTGTCTATGTTAGCCCATGGGTTGTAGTTGTTAGCAACAGGATTAGTACACCCAGGAAGAGGAGGTATGCAAGGGTTTAGTGTAAATGGTATGGTGTCTAAAGCTGTATCAAAATCATACACTGCTGTATCTAACCCACATGTATTGCTTATCCTATACCAGCCCTCTCCAAATTGACAGCATATACCGTCACCAAAAGCATCCATCATTACAAACTCGTAATCTCCAGACGGTAGAAACACCATGTGATTTTGAAAGGTATTATTTTGATATGGAGGGCTTACTGCTACAACTTCAGAGTTTTCATTAAGTATTTCCCAAGAAGTCTCCCCAGCATACTGATCTGTTTGAACCTGCACATCCAACCAACTTCCTTGACCTAGCACATATGATGCTAACACCCAAAATAAAAAAACCAATAAGTAAGATTTGTTTTTCATGTCACAAATATAATTTATTTACACTCCTATTATTTTGTCAATATTCGCAGTAGCTACATTATTAACCTCACCTATGTTAGCACTAGCTACGAGATTAACGTCATTACCATATCCTGCTAACGTAACCACTAAAGTTATTGTCCCAGAAAAATCTATACCTACAGTTGTATTTCCATTACCAGAAAGACTGTCAGTGTCTTGGAAGTCACTATCATGATCTACAACAGCACATATAAAACTATTATTATTTTGAATAGCTGTACGAGCTGCCGCATTTAATGTAATAGCATTATTTGCTCCGTTATCATTCCAAGTAGAAACTTCACTTGAATATGCAGTACTAAAATCTACATTATTAAAATCGTCATTTATAAGATCATCACTTGCCCCACCAAAAGCATCACTTGCACAAACTATAACATCAGCAGTGTCAGATGTACCTTCACTCTCTATATTTAAAACAGCAGCACCTACTGCAGATGTAATAGATGATGAATCAAATTGTAAAAAAGATCTTATATATCTAAATGTACCTGAACCTCTACCTGTGCTTTTAAAGTATTGAACAGCACTGTTTTGAGCTGTGCCTTGTGCTGTAGATGTACCAGAAGCTTCATCTCTAGCTGCTGCTTGAGTTGTATCAACTGTACCTATAATGCTACCACCTTTATTTAAGTTTATAGTAGACATTTAAAATATTTTTTTAGGGAGATAATATGTAGTGGAGTTAAAATACATATTAGGTTCAGGGTTTACAGAAATAGCTTCATATGAAACACCGTCTATGTTATGAATAGTATTAGCAGAAGTATTTGTGTTCCACCATGTAACTTTTGCTCCAGACTTACATAATGATGCTATAGTAGTAGCAAACAAACTCCAGTCATCTTCCCCCCACGTATCGTAAAATACTCCATCGTAAGTAGACAAAGAATCTTTTACTTCATACCAGTCTCCCTCTACTATAGTGACATTAGGTTTATCCGCAGCCCAAGCTTTAGCTTTTTCTATAACTTGAGGGTGGTTTTCTACTATAGTGTGAGATGATATAGAGTTAGCTTGAATGTGTCCAGCGGATATACCCATACCAAATCCTATCTCTAATATATCTCCACCTCCTTCACACACATAATCAGCAGATGCTTTCATTATAGGATCTTCCCAAGACATCATGACCTGCATTTCCCCTCCAAATGCCTCATCTGTATAATATATTCTATCAGACAGAAATACTAATGTTTCATCTATATAACCCATTATGCTATTTTCACAAATGTGTTATCTGGGTTAAGGAACATTTTTTTGCTGCTTACATTAAAGGAATATCCAAGTATTCTAACAAATTGACCAGTAGAAGATGGAGCCGTAAGTGTAGCTTGTCCAGCTGTTGCCGATGCAAATACTATTGCTCCTTCAGCGTCACTCCCTGCGGTATACGCAGAAGCTAATGTTACACTCCCTTTTATAACCATACCGTCTGAAGAGTTTCCAGCTCCCGCAGCAATTGTAGCAACACCAACTAATTGACTAACTGTACTTAAAGTATCAGCATCCATTAATGTCCATACGCCATTTCTTAAAACATATATGGCTCCAGCAGTAACGCTGTCATTACTTATGCCATATAGTATTTCAGCACCAGTTCCGTAATCACCAGCGTTATTACCACTAATAGTATGTTTAATAGCTGTGGGGGTAATTACTCCTGTGCTCACATCGCCCGTAGTGTCAAATGTACTAGAACCTATATCTATATTGCCAAAACCAGAAGTTATGCTACCACTATTTAAAGCGCCAGTAGCAACAATATTTGCTTGAGTAAAGTGTTCGTCTGCTGAAAAGTTTGCTAATGAATCATGATCAATAGTGCCTTGAGTAGCTACTTGTATTACACCACTATTGTTTACAAATGCTGTACTACCCATAGTAAGAGTGCCAGCTATAGTAGTTGTTGAAGCAGCACCTGCTCCTATTGTAACATCTACCTCACCACTTGCATCTCCATCTTCTATTGTTAGTCCAGTAACTGCACTTCCGTTATGAGAGGCAACTTGTAAAAATATTTTTCCACCCTCTTGGCCGCTACCAGTTTCTTTAGAATCACACTCTATTAAACCATACGTTTGCCCTGTATTACCAGCATCATCATGACCAATAAAAAAGATTTGCCCAATTCTATCTCCATCGGCAGAAGTACCTGCTGCTCTACTTTTTTGAAATATTATATTACCTGAAAGTGCGCTATTATGAGTATTTTCTATTTGTAATACAGGCTGAAAACTATCACTATCTGTAATCTTAAAAATACTACCATCATATGTTAAGTTGCTTGAACTTTGTATTGCGCTTGTTCCATTACCAAAAAGTAATTCATTAGCTGTAAAACTTGTGGCACCTGTACCTCCATTAGCAACAGGTAGCGTTCCTGTTACATTAGATGTTAAATCACAATATGTTGTAGAAGTACTACCCGTACCTCCGTTAGCAACAGGCAGCGTTCCTGTTACATCAGCGGTCAAGTCGATTTGATTTCTTGTAATCTCTTGACCTGATATAGTAATATAGTCTGGTGTACCAGCTAGAGTTACAGCTGGAGCGTCTGCAAGAATTTGATCTTGAATAGCGGCAGACGTCATCAAGCTAGTGTCGTTATTAGCAAATGATTCAGCAGAAGTCTGTATCGTGGTTACATCAACGCTATCCAGTATAAGCCCTGTTGTTACTGAAAGATCCCCAGACACCGTAGTAAGCGAAGCAGCACCGTTACCTATAATAACATCTACTTCGTCCTCAGCATCACCGTCCTTTATAACCAATCCTGGTTGTATTTCAGCATCGTGTGACGCTACACTTAAAGTGAGCTTACCTCCCTCTTGACCGTCTGCAGCTACCTCTACCTCCCCTAAAATATAAACAAACGTAGTTTGGGTTTGCCCTGCATCGTCAGCAGTAAAGCTGATATAACCTATATCATCACCATCAGCGCCAGCAGCACCCTTGTCTTTTTTAAACTGTATAAATGAAGGGCCAGCGTTAGACGAGTCTTCATTTTCTAAAACTATACTAGGTTCACCAGTTGCGTCACCAATTAAATGCAACTGATTACCGCCTGCTATATCATAAAATGCAGAAGTTTCAGCGTTTAAAGTACCGTCAGAATTTACTGTAACAAGCCTTCCATTAAGACCGCTACCTAGATTTACAGCTATTTCAGAAGCATCTATATTAAAAGAGTCTGAGTCTAAGCTTACGTTAACAAAGTTTCCTGACGTAGCATCATAAGCTAACACTTGATTGTTAGCAACAGAAGATATTGTTACATCAGTTAAAGCATTTAAGTCAAAGTCAGAAGCTATAAAAGTATCACTAGAAGAGTCAAATTGTAAAATTTGAGTATTCGTAATAGACGATGCATTTACATCGGTAAGACCTAATAAGCTTGTCGGAGTAACAGAACCAACAAGATCTATAGATAAAGTATTCTGTGTTTGTATAGCTGTAGTATGCACATTAGTAGTGCTAGATAAAGCTAAGTTTACCTCATCACTGCCTACGGCCTGAGTAAGCACATTAGTGCCTGTCGATATGCTTAAGTTTATATCGCTCATACTGTAACATCCTCATTTACTTGCAACACACCTTGAAGCCATGTTTGAGTTACACCAGCTACTATAGTTTGTAAATCGTACGTGTACAATCCGCTAGTAATACCAGCCATAATGTTTGCTGGGATAGTAATCGTAATAACACCGCCAGATGTTCCAGTAATAGTCAACTGATCATTTGTTATAACAGAGTCCTCAGAAGTATCTGTAGCACGCACCTCCATTTTAAAAGAGTACGTAGTAAGATCTACTGCTGCGCCAGCAGCGTCAGTAACATTTATAACAAGATTAAACGTATCGCCTTTTCTGCAGGTAATATCTAATCTTTTGGATACATCGAGGTTTACTACTGAACTCATATCATTGATTGTAAAAAGTTTTGTATATCTTGATTGTCAGACTCTACATCTGCTAAGGGAGCACGCTCACCTTTTCTTTGAGAAATAAGTTTAGACTGCTCTACAGCTTGCTTCTTTACCCTCTGGTCTTTTCTATCGTCCTTCATTGTTTCAAGCTTCTCTCTAAACATCTGCTCCCCAGAGCGAGTTCCTCCAGAAACTTGAGCCTTTAACTGCTCTAGCTGCATACTCATCTGATGCATAGCCTGAGCTACCTGAACGTCTACCTGTCCTTTAAGCTGTATTTTTTGTGCTTCAAGCTGAGCCTGCATCTGCATCTCTTGCTGCTTAGCTTGAGAAGCAGCTTGAGCCGCTTGAGCGTTAGCTTGAGATTGAGCCTGGATGTTTTGCTGCTGCTGCTGCTGAAGCATTTTTATCCTTCTCTTTCTTCTTACGATAAGAAGCTTTTGAGCTTGATCGATATCTTTCAACTGACGTACGGCCATAGCGTCCTCTAGATCTATCTCCTTTTGAGCCAAAGAAGCTTGAAGATTTTGCTCTAAGAAGATGCGGTCATCATCAGACATCGTTTTAACAACCCTTACCCCAAAGTTGTACATAGGTAAATCTTTAAACGACGTAAGGATCTCCATACTGTGTTTACCTATAGCCTTTTCATATACACCATAAAGAATAGATTCCTCTGGGATAATTTGTAGGCACTTAACAATATCAGAGCATACCTTCTTATATAAAACAAGGGATGCGTTAGTGATATCGTACAATGCGTTATTACCTGCAGCGATAGCCTGCTGCTGAACACCAACAAGAGCGTCACCTTTTGGAGTAGAAGCATCCATAACTTCGTTAACACCAGTAGCGTCACGAATCATACGTAGGTAGTGATTGTATAAACTAATAAAAGAGTTTATGTTTCTTATCTGATTTTCTATAGCACGTATCGGTGGGTTTTGGAAACCTCCCTCTGGATTCTTAGAGCGATAGTACATAATACCTGTCTGCTCGTATATATCTTGAATCTCTAAAGGACTAAGCTCACCACCCCTGCCTAGCTGCACGTTTTCTAAACCTTCTATATCTATAATCAATCCATCAGGCTTAGCTTTAGCAATAGCTTGTTGGATCTTGCAATGTGTTAATTGTAGTTGATCAGCAAATCCAGTAACGCTACCTACCAAAGACTTAGGCATCATTCTCCTAATATTTGTGCAGGCTATACTATAAGAAAGTGTACACTTAGATATATCATGAACATTTTTAGGGACGTTCTTTTGTTGACCGTAGTTAAACAGCCTGCCAGTATCTACAATATAGCACCCTCCATATACCGTTTCTACGTCCATCTTGTATGGCTGCCTTTCGTATACAGAATCAGAAACTGGTTTATACTCGCTACCCTTAAAGTAGAATCCTACATTACCAAACTGAGATTCTTTACTCTCATAAAAAACTTCGTCTACGCTTTTAAACTCAAACTGTAAAACATCGATAAGGTAATCGTCATACCCATACGTCATCTTTCTACCACTCCTATCGTAACCTCCGCTAGCAAACTTACCAGAATCGTTATAGCTTTTATGCATAACCTTTCTAGCCATTTCTTCATACTCCTTTTCTGTAAACTCATCGCCAGCCATACGCTTTAAATCCATAATAGACATGCGTTTTACATGACCTGCATAAACGATGTCATTCATATTAGGATCTTCAGTGTAGCTATGTACGAAGAATGAAGGATCTACATACTCTTCAGTAATACCGTAGTTAGGATCGTTGTTTCTTTTTACAACACCTATACCGCATGTAACAAGATCGTTTACCGAGCGTCTATATATATGCTCGTCGAAATCATTCCAATCTAAAGTAAGAGACGTAGCTAACTGCGCCGCTATCTCTGCGCTAGTCTTTATGTTTTCGTCTAAGAATATTTCTGCTTCCTCAGTAGTATCTGGTACACTTTCTGGATCGAGCTCCATAGTTAACCCAAGCTGCTTAGCCTCTGTAAACTCTGTTTTGTTTTTTATCGTAGAGTTTATCTTAGCCTTCTGCATTTCTTTTTCTTGCTTAGATATTGGATCTATAGCTTCGACAGCAGGGTACGGCTTACGAGAAAGTATTCTGTTTACAACGACCTTTACAAACTTAGGTACGATAGGTACAGGGGACCAATCTATATTAAGTAACGTCCCATCACCATTGTTGGGATCAAGAGAGTTAAGTATCTGTTTATAGATAGAGGTATCCTGCGTTCCGTTAGCGTAGTCTCTATTTTTCTCAAACTCATACATCCTGCGATTTAGTAGAGATGAAGAGTCTTCGCCAGAGCCCCACTGACCGTGGATAGCTTTAGCGTATTTTAGTCCGTATTCATTTGAAGCCTTTTCTATGGGACTTGCAAATGGATCTGGGAAGTTGCCGTATGTTCCTTTACTTTGTCCGTACTCCATTATGCTTCAGTTGTCATATCTGCAAATATACTGTTTTTCACTTTTTTAGAATTGAGGGGCCAGAAGAGTTGTATTTGTATTTTCTGAAAAAAGTTTTCTCGTTAAAATTACTCTTTTTTATTTTCTTTTCTATTTTTTGAGAAGCTAGCAAAGCCAAGCCAGAACTTATTGTAAGGTCATACTTTGTTCTATCGTTTATTTTAAAACCTATCCAGTCTTCTAAGGTGCGGTTAAAATACATTTTTCCCATATCCCCTTCCTCATTATACCCAACATGTTGATGGATATAATCTTCTACAGCTTGAGCATGGGCTTGGAGTACGTCTTGTGAGTTAGACGGAATGCCTTTTGTTTTAACGTTGCTACTGTAACTAGATGATTTTAAGTGATCTGGTCTATCCAACACATAACCGTCATAACCACGTTCTTCAAAATATCTAACGATCCCATATTTATTATTCTCTATAAGTAATGGATACCCATAAAAGAAAGAAGCCATAAGTATATCTTCATAAAAGATCTTGGCCATAGGAGGGCGGCTTACATATTCTGCAACAAACATATTAGACGGATGCACCATATTGAACTTGTTAAATAAATGGCATGCACCTTTCGAACCTCTACCGTCAACAGTAGCGTCAAGATCGTAAGAGTCGACACCCCCACAACCGAATGAAGCGTTTGGTGCTATAAGCTTACCCTTTTCTAAAACTCTTTTGTTCTGCATTTCCGCTGGAGGCATCCATGCTACCCTCCACCTTCCGTCAGCCATAGGCCTAAAGGCAACCTTTCCATCACGCTTTCCACCTACCCATACAAAGTTTCCTTGAACTATAGGGTTAGGGTACAGCCCATCATTGTGTTCTATCTGCTCATAGATCTTTCCTATATTAAACAGGCTACCCTCTATACTATCCCTAAAAGCTTCTTCAGGAGAAAACGGGAACTGACGTATAAACTCATTAAGTTCCCTAGCATCAGTTTTCATAGCAGACCTTTCGTTTTTTAAAAAAGTCTTAGAGCCAAAAGCTACTACCTCTCCATCGATACCTTCGACTGGAGACTTAGGATCTTCTATAACGGGATCTCCGTGAATATCAAAGAATCCTTCTAGCGCATCATAAGCTGGGATAAACAGTCTATACAACCCAGACACAGTTCTTCCGTTAGCGTTACGCATACACGGATCAGAATCTTCCCATAACTTTTTATACTGCTTACCACCTTTGTCCATGGGGTTTACTGTACTACCAACCAAAGACTTACCCACTATCTTTCTACCTACAATAAGGCAAGTCCTCTGTATCCTCCAAGCCTCCTTTATATCAGTAGGCTTTTCCCACTTACCTGCCTCATCGAGATACAGTAGATGCAGCTTTTCTCCGTCATACGCATTATTAGTGGTGTTCTTCCAATTGATAATCGTATTTAACGCCTCACCTTTTGCAGAGGTTTTATTGTTTTTTGTTATACGTTTTGATGGCTCTCGGAAAGCTAGTTCCATACGTGGGTTTGTAGTACCGTCCTGTATAGGCTTAAAGAAAAAAGGGTACGATTTAAAAATCGGGACTACCTTTTTCATAAATATGTTTTCCTGAGCGTCTTTACCTGTTTTTGACTGAATCCCCAAAAGCTTGTCTTTAACCTGTGTAGCTTCGTCCACAAGAACAGAAGCACAGATATTGGTATAGCCAGAGCGACGACACTTAGTATATAACTGACCGATACAACGAGGATCAGACTCGCACGCAGCCATGTGTAGATAGATTTCACGTTGGTAAGAAAGATACGACGGATAGCCGATATCTATTCTGGACCACTGTAGGAACATGTAATGACGCCCCGATATATATACAGGTGTGCCGTTATTATAAAACCAAAAACCCTGACGCCTACGTCTATATTCTTCTTCGATATACGGACGAAACCTTTTTCTAAATTCGCTCGGCGCCTCCATCCACTCGTCCATACTGCGAATCCTAAGCAGCTCTTTGGGTAGTTCTTGACGCCTCCAATATTGATCCTCCTGCGGAAGGTCGTGGAAGGCAATATCGGAATCGGCTGGTTGTTCGGGAAGCATAATGTGTAGACCACTGATTGTGATAACTTTACCCTGCGTGCCATCGGGGCATATGCCAACAGCTTGTTCATTATATTCATTAACATCGATAAGCATTATTTAGAAAAACGTTCTGCAAAGCCGCTACTGTAATCAACCTCTTCTTCTATCTTTCCGTTGCTAGAAAGATCTTTTAACATCTGCTCTAGCTTCTGGCGTTCTATAAGAAGCTCCTTACAATCAATAGCAGTTTGCTTTATAGATTGTAACTCAGCTTTACGTGCGCTACCATTTATTTCTTGATCAACAGGTTTTTTAATTTCACTAATCATATTATCTATGGCCTGCTCCATAGAAGACATAAGCCTTTTAGCTGCACTCGCTGTCGTAAACTTTGACATAGCTTATATCATCTACCCTCATTCTATAAACAACATCGCCGTTATCTAGCTTTATTTTATAGTCAGAGTTTTTATCAAAACCTATAATATCACCTGGCTTTACACCTTGAGCTTCTAACTCTGGATGAGGCATATATACTTCTGCCTCATCAGCAAGTTCTTTCTGTGTGGCAAGTTCCATTATGATACCGCCTTCAGAAACCTCATCCTCTCTTTCGTCGACAGGTAAAACAAACAACCAGTCACAAAGCATATGCAACTCATCAGAGTCTTTATCTCTATATGCTATTGCTTGACTCATCCTTCCGTTTACTGGATCGTAAAGAACGAGATGCCTTTTGTCCCCTAAGCTTAACGCTGGGTTTGTCGTTACGTGATGGTGAAATATAAGGGTATCTCCAGGCTTACACTTTAGCTCTGGATGTTTCATAGGTGTAGCTACAATTTCTCCGTAGGAGATCCTATGCTCAAACTCGTTAAATTTATTTTCTAGGAATATCTCTTTATCCCCAAGCTTTAAAGTGTCCTCAAATTTCTTTGGGACACTTACAATAAAATGATATACGGCATTCATGTCTATTCAAATTTACAGTCATATTCAATTAATACTGGTTGATTCTCAACCGTTTTCCAAAGGTAAGTAGAATCTTGGTCTTCTATATACACTTCGTATCTACGAACATTGTATTTGTATAAAGACCTTTCGTTTTCCATAATAGCTGACACCTTGCCGTCTCCTGCACGCATACCTAGATAGTAAGCCATAGCGTCTTTAGGATTTGGGCCAACAACTATTTTTCTAATAATGTTTGCCATATGTAATTAATTTTAATTTAGTGATATATTATTTAATAACTCCCACTTTCCATCATCACGGCTGTGGTAAGCGTTTTCTAGTATAGTAAGGATAGCATTAAACTCTGTTTTACCCATTGTGCTCCAAGAGTATCCTGCTGTATATTCTGTTTCAAAAACATTAACTCCTATAGGTACAGCACAACAGAAGATATATGCAAAGTCATCTTCTAGTTCGTACTTAGATATAATCTCATTTAATGTATCTAATACTTCAGCTATCTCTTCTATGGCGTCGTGCTTGCTACTCATTATGAAGCGCCTATTACTGCAATACTAGATGGGTTAGCATTTGTTGTGGTTAGCCTTGCATCAACAACCCATGTCGCTACACTAGAAATAGTGCACCCATAAATTTCTATTATATCACCTTCGATTCCACCGCTTGTTGCGGAATCTCCATCAAGAGACAAGGTATCGTTGTCATATGAATTTCCCGTATTTGTTACACGCTGAACAGCTACTTGATCGTCAGTAGTACTTCCTACAACTACTTTACCTATAAACCTCTCTACTGTTCCTGACGTCCCAGCGTTTGCTGTAACAATATTAAACTCCGTTCCTTTTGTTGTAATAAATAAAAACTTAAAGTATAATCCTTCAGCACATGTAGGTAACGTTATTGTATTACCGTTTATTGCATTTGCATCTAGCAAGTGAGTTTTATGAGAGTCTGCAGCTGTTAGTGTAACTGCTCCTGTTATAGTATTTACCGTTGCTGCAGTTTGAGTAAACGTAATTGTATTGCCTGATTGTGTTACATCTAAACCCTTGCCTCCACTAAAAGTAATTGCAGTAGAGTTTCCTGCTCTATCAGCTATTGTGACTGTAGGATCTGTAGCGCCAGTCACAGTAGTTGTTATGGGATCAAATATTGGGAGTGGTCTTTTCGATACTGTTTTACTAGAACTATCCCAAACAAGAACAGTGCTAGACGATCCATCATCTACAGTATTTATTTGCAAAGACTCTGCTTTTACGGTGGTGGTAGAAAGTGATAAAGCACTATCTACTCCAGTACCATCTTCTATAACCTTTAGTGATGATGTTAGAGCAGCTGCATCAGAAGTCTTTAATAAACCCTGATAAGTATTTTTTATTGCATTTCCAGAAAGAGTTCCCATATTCTTATTTTTACAGCAAATATAATCAAATGAGTAGATATCATAAAGGACGTAAGATACGAGAGTTTAGTTATCTTAATGATAGGTATGTCGGGAAGAACTATATGAAGTACTATAAGCATGCTATACGTGACATATCTAATAGTACAGATCTTACCATGAACGAGATCAACGTTTTAATATTTATGTACGACTACGAGTTTTTTACAGCCGACCATATGGCTAATGCGTTATATCAGAGCCCACGTAAGTTCAAACAAAAAGTTCTGTATCCTTTACAGAAACGTGGGTGGATAGAAAAAGCATTCGACAGAACCAAAGTTAACGAGATGTCTTTTTCTGAAGCTTTATTCCATGAAAGGAAAAACTATAAAAACAGATACACTATAACCCAGCGTGCTAGGCTTACGATACAAAAGTTCTACAGGAAGCTAGAGGGGTTAGAGCAGATTGTTATTTAGCTTTTGGGTGAGTTACAACTTTAAACTTAGCTTTCTCTACAGCTCCGTCATGTGGTTGGTACTCTCCTTCCATAAGATAAAATCTACCTGACTCTTCCATCCAGTGATATCCTTTTGGTGGATCTACCTTAACACTTTTGTTTGTTACGGTTAGCTTACCGCCTTCCTTTAATTTTTTACTTTTCTTACCGTACCTCATTTGTTAAAAACATTTAAAAACTTGACTCGTATTAAATAAAAACCATATACTTGAATCAAACACAAATATATAAAAGCTATGAAGAATTTATTTTTAACACTCGCCCTAGTATTTAGCGGCACACTTTTCTGTCAAGAAACAAATGTTAGCGTCACTCTAAAAGGAGTAGAAGACTCTATGTGGATGTTTGGACTCTTAACCGACAACTACTACAAAGGATATAACTACCAAGCAGCAGACTTTACTGGTGAAGGATTAATAAGAGAAGGAAAAACAATAGACTTTAATATCACAAAGCCAGGTGCTTACTGTGTAACAATGAAGACTTCAAAGTTTCAAAAAGTAACTTTAGTACACATCATTGTTGAAGAAGGCGAAGACTACAAAATTGTACAAAGAGTACGCAATAAGCAGTTGTACTTATGATCTAGGGAACCTAAAGACAGTACGTCTAGCCATCTTTGCCCCTTGATTAGCCATACGAAGCCTACCCCCAAAATTCATTTTCCCCTGATAAGGAACAGCGCCTTCTCTTATGACATCAGGGTTTGTTGAAGGAACACCCTCACCGAACCCTGGTGTTTGTACAGCGTCTGGGTTTACCTGAATAGTTTCTCCTTCAGGAGTAATTATAGTTTCTCCAGGCTTATTAGGATCTTCAGCAAATGCTTGTGTACGAATTATATTAGATGGCCCATACATTTTACTCCCCCCCTTTTCGTATTTTCCTGTTTCTTCATTAGTGGAACCATCTTGAAATACTTGAGAACGGAAAGTAATACCTGCCTGTTTTACTTCTCCTGTTTCTGGATCTTTAGTAGTTTGTGTATTTTCAACTCTGTCGATACCATAAGGTGTAACACCTGATATTACATTTTTTGTTTTATCCTCATAAGGATTTAAAACAAGCCCCATAAGCTTTGGATCCCCAGTATTCAAAGCTGTTTCTATAATATCTAAAACTTCATATTTTTGACCAGTGAATGTAGTACCCTTCTTAAAAACTCCCTTTTCTGCTAGCTCGTCTTCACTTATCACTTTACCCTGACCATCAGTAGGTTGACCTTGAAAATTAGTTTTGTATCCTCGTAGCCCAACATATTTCATCAATGTCTCTTCGTCAATACCCTGTTGAGCTAAACCTACACCTTCCTTACCTGCATTTTCTACAAGGTAATTATATACAATACCTGGGTTTGTAATTTTTTTTGAGAACGTTCCTTCCCGACCTTCTTGTACTTGGAAAAAACCAGCAGCGTCTGCGTCAAAATATATCTCACCTTCTGGTCTATCTCCAGGATCACTACCCTCTTGCTTTTCTACTTTCCTTCCTTTTTCACCATACTTCATCCCCTCTTCGCCTAGTTTGATAACAAGCATAGGCTCTCCATTATTCATGCCTCCGTGCCCCATAGTCTTACCTCCGTACTCCATCTTTCCAATACCGTCGTCAGCATAAAAGGGAACCAAGTCACCCTCATCATTTCTTACCATTTTTAGCTTACCGCCCTGTTTCATGTAATCGTAAAGGCGTCCTCCACCTGGCATTTTTAGGTGTCCTCCACCTGGCATTAATTTTCCGTGTTTCATATTATAAGTCTGTATCGTGTTTTTTAGATCCTCGAATAAAGCTATTTACTCTGCCCATAGCCCAAGCAGCCATCGGTATACCTTTTCTACTACCGCCAGACATCCAAGCTCCTTGGCCCCTGCGGTACACCTTTACTAAGGTGCTATATGATTTACCTGACTTCTTAGCTTTAGCTCTTAATGTTTTCTTTACTGCAGCACTCAAAGCTTTACGTGCAACCTTACCACCCTTCTTCATCTCCCCAGTCACTACCTTCATACCTAGATTGGCTACTTTTTTTAGGTCGATCATCTCACCTTTTTCGTATGCTTCTTTTCGTTTATTCATTTTTGCTGCATGTGTTGCATCAGAAACAGAATCATCGCCCTGTGTAAAATATCTTTCAGGGAAACCTAGTCGATATGGCTGTGTTCTTTTGCCCACATCGCAAATATAATGATATAATATTAATGCGGAGAGTAGATATGACCAGACACGTAATCGCCTTGAATAGTAAAATATCTATTTACATTATAGACTTCGTTTTTTGTAAACAGGTACATAAACTTATCGAGTAAAGAGATCTGTCTCCATAACGAGTTAGCGTTAGTTTCTACAAACGTATCCATAAGCTCCCTCCTCCTATTTTGCACTAGAGACTTAAGAAGCTTTCTTTCCGTGTCACTCATATTTAAGTATGTCGTTTGAAGATCTTTATGTCGCACCTTTTTACCGTTGCGCAAAGCATAAAGAGTTTCTTTAATACTTTTTGCTTTTAGCTCAGCCATCAGTTCGCATCTTTAATACGTGAGTAAAATTCTTCGTCGATATCTTTTATAGGGTTGATAAAGTTTACCCTACAGTATCTATTGATCTCTTTTCTTTTGGTCTTAGAGTTCGTCATACAAACATTAGCTGCCTGATATGACGCATTCTTAGAAAGCAAAGCATCAATCTTTTTCTTGGTTGTCTTGTTCGTTTTGTAACTCATCTTTATTTATTTTAAAAAATTCTTCAACACGCTCTTTATCTATAGACTCTTGATCCTTTTGAAGATCGTCTAATTGTTTTTTGTATTGTCCAGCCATGATCTCCCAAGCGATAGCTTTTTCTAAGAGCTGGCTTTTTGTATGTGCCTTCAGTAACGCTTTGACCTGATCTTTCTCTAAAACGTTTTTAAGCTTAAACTCTTGATCACTCATCGCTACCTTCTATTGTAAATGCTGGATCAGTGCAGTAAACAAAGATCGGTGTCTTTGGTCCTACATAACTACCAGCAATGTTGTAATCAAAATGCTCCATGGCATCTTCACGAGTCATACCATCTTCTCTTTGAAGGATATCTAAAACCTGATCTATATCATAGACAGCTCTAGTCTCTAACCCATAAGTGAAACCTATAATAGCTTCATCAAACCCAGTGGCGACAAGGGATTCATTGTCTTCTAGGATCTCTAGTAAGTATTTATTCATATGTATTTAATTAAAGTATATAGCTAGCCCTAGTCACTACTTATCATATACTAGACAAGTAATATAAGACTCTAATCGGTAGTAGGAGGACCTGTAAGTTACTTACGTAATCTCCCTCTGAACAACCAAGGTCAAAGTCCTCAAGACCTTTGGCCATAAGGTTGTGACTAAAGTCGTAGCAAAGTTACTACAAAAAATTTAAAAAGTCAAGCCCTAAGAAAAGAATCTGCGTGGTCGGCACGTTTTAGGTGCCTCCACTACGATTCTTCTCTGCACCATAACGTCATTCCTACACCAAGTATTGCATAAATAGAAAATACAATTAAAGCTGTCATATCTATTGAATTAGTATATGCAAATTTAGTGAAAACACCGCTTCCTAAGTGTTAAAAAAAATCTGAGCTATACAGATCCTGGGGATTATACATACATGCAGCCGTTGGCGCACGCAAACCGAAACGCATCTGCAACCCTACCACCCTCTGCAATACTGGTAACTTGTCAAAACTTTCAGCTTTTTGCCTATACGATTTTACAGCGACTTATACAAGTTTATTATGTTAACAAACGCAAAGACAAAAAAGTCTGTGACAATCCCCACCCCGAACACGGGCAACGCACCAAGCCACCCCCGACGGGGTACGCTATACAAAACATTTACGACTTCTGCAACTATTTAACAACTCTTTGCATTTGCCACCTTATACAATTTTTTTTTGACATATGCAAGGCCGTTAACATCTATTAACGTGATATCGCTATATATCCCTTCAAATGTTAAAATACTGTTAAAGTGTCGATAATATTTGCTTTTATCGAAGTGACTAACGTATATTAGTACCAAGAAACAAACAAAGAAATGAAAGTTTTAAATACCATACTATACGACAAGCGCTACCGCCGTGAGTACTCAAATAAGACTTACAGTAGTAGCAAAGGTCAGAAGACTAGCCGAGCGATGGCATCGACTGACCGCAAAGTTGTAGCGATATCTGACCGCATCGAGCGGAAAGACGCCCGCAAAGCATTTAACGAGATGAGACGCAAAAGAGCGTAACGCCTCACAACGTACGAGCCCATTGAAATACGTGGGATAAGTGGCAGAGAACACACTGAATTACAACGGCGCACGGGTAAAGCCGTGCCCTAAATTTTAATAAATAAAACCTTTTCAATAATGAACGAAAACCAATTACCAAACGTGCAAGATTTAGCACTACAACAGGCTCTCCTAGATATGGGAGCGGAGTTCGACCTAATTAATTTCGATAATGTACAATAATGCCGACAACCCAAGCGTTCTAGAAATGACGCTACTATTTATAATCATGTTACTATGCTGTTGTGTATGGTAACGAAAACCAATAAGAGATGAAAGTAATAAATAACAACCTAAGCTTAAGAAACTTTGACGCTTGGTCAGGGGCAAAGGACACCAAGCAGTTAATTATTGAGAACGACAAAGAATCAGACTTCGAGTTTTTGATGGAAGATCTATACCCTGACGGCATGACAGAAACTCAGCTAAACGATATCCTATGGTTTGAAACCGATTGGATATGTGAAACACTTGGAATTGATAACCAATAAAATTAATAAGAGATGAAAGACGTAAGCAAAAAAGACGTATTACTAATTATCAATACATACCAAAACCATATCAATGATTTTGTAAACGTATCAGATAAAGATTTAGATGCTATCTACTTAGAGGTAGCAAAGAAGGACTTTGAAAACCTATTTTTCTAAAACCAATAAGAGATGAAATATTTAGTATGGGTGGGCGGAACGCCTAACGAATTTGATAACATTCTAGACGCTATGATAGAGCAGATAGAATGGGAAAGTAAAGGGTACGATAATGTAATAATTGAAACAGAACGTAAAATATAATATTATGAAGAAATTTATTATCATCAGAATCGCTAGACTTATTAGAAGAAAGGTGCACGTTGCAAAGAATATGCAACTAAAACACATAAACTATATGTATGACTACAACTATTTTAAGCTACTTAAATCTTACTATAAAGCATTAATGTTATGAGCAAGGAATTATTCAAAACAATTGAAGCACAAGGTCGTTTAATTACTGAACTGCGTGGCGAATTAGAGAATAGGAAAGTGTATGCTGTCCACGTAATGGACTCACTATTGGACTACTCAGAACAAAAACTATTTACAAACTATTCAGATGCTTTACATGAGTTTCAATGTGCTGTTAATGAAGCAAAAAGCGACGATAGGATAAAAGAAATCTATACATATGAGGAAGGTGCGCTATACTATCAAGGCGATGAAAGTTCTGTAAAGATATTTATAGAAGAACTTATAATAAACTAAATAACAAGGCGAGCACACTGCCTAGACGTAGGAGGAAGGAGAGTGTTAGGGTTTGGAGCCAGCCTTGTTGTTTTTAATTAAAACCAATAAAACATGGATATTAAGAAAGAACTTATTGAGAATCTTGCTCAATGTATGACAAAAAATCCAAGCGTATATGCGCATCAATTACTTACTCTGCGCTATCAATTAAATGACTTGCAGTCGAACTACGATTGGCTAGAGGCTGAGATGGAAATGCATCGTGATAGCTATGAAGGTATGGACGCAAGCCATAGAGCCGAATTGAGAGACAAACATCACACAGCAAGGCGTGACTATTACGAGAATTTAAGGCAGTTAAAAGCACAATACTTAGAATCATGAAACAATTTACAAAAACACAAAAGCTAGTGTATGCTATGCTTACAGAAAGCACAGGTATTCACTTCTTAGATAGTGGAGGTACAAAAAATAGAATGTGGCAACGTAATAAACTCAAGACTATCGAGGACTTTGATAATGAACAAGAGCAAACTATTGAGAAGTCTGAATGGACTGACAAAGACGGAAAGGTACACACCGAGTACGAGCGCACCGTTTCAGTATTCCATTACCTGAGCGAATTAGAATTGGATCACGTGTGTGATAAGTTCAACGAACTCAACACGGACTGCCTAGAATGGGGTGGGGATATATCGTGGGGAGTATGTCAAGCAGGTGCTGACTTCTTAGAACTAATCAATATGGAAAGCAAACATCAATTCAATACATACAATGGAGATAGCGACCTATCCCAAGTGTTACAGGGTTCGTGGCTAGAGATGGACGGAGAGCCGTACCTACTCTTACAAATACATGGAGGTGCTGATGTCAGGGGCGGTTATACAGATGCTAAACTATTCAAACCAAGTGATGATTGGATAATACACCCATACTTACAAGAGTACATAGATAGCAATGAAATTGAGGAAGAATACGAATTATACCATGAAGAAAACCAAACCAAAACAAAATGACAAAGCAAGAACGAATAGAACACATAAGCAACGCACTAAATGAATCTGGTGCATACAAGAAACTTGAATACTTCCTCGTGTATGAAGATGAAACTAATGACTTCTTACTTACAGACATGGAGAACTTTGCATACGATCTCGAAGA